GGGGGGGGGGGGAGCGCGCACCAGTGAATGGATTCTTTTCTCTCTGCAAAATAAGGAAAAGAATGGATTGGAAATGGAGCAACGGTACAATAATGGAGAGAAGCCCTCGCATACAACAAAGCGAACCAATACAACAACCGCAACAAATGGAACAAGTGCCCAAAGCAATTATAGAAAATAATGCGTACTTACAATCATTGAACTGTGATTACGGATTTGGTCCAAGTATGGCCGAGGATTATGAGTTTAGAGAAACAAACAAGAGAGAAGATAGCTATAATAAAATGGCAGAGCGCCAAATGGTTGCTCAAATCGGATTGAATCCCTTTTTGGAAAATAATACGAATTATGTTGAAGATGTCTCTATACGAGATCAATATTTGAAACCGGTTTGCACAAACAATGTAGATAAATTTGAATCTGCTCCAGAACCTGCACCTTCGTCATCATCTCAAAGTATGGGAGACTCAGGATCTAGTTACTGATGTAACTGTTATTGTTGGTGCTACAGCGCCACTTGATACGGGCTTGTTTGATCTCTTGTTCCCTAACCAAATATAAATCCCTGATAATAGCGCAATCAATAAAAGAATATACACGATAGGCATCATCTTTTTTCCGAACAACATCATAGGTTTCATTATATAATTTGTTGATAAATAAAAATATTAGAAATAGACAATTAGAGATTTTCATCAAGAAAAGGTTTAAAAGAAAATGAGTAGGTTAGAATAACAATGATGTCGGCTAGTTATACTACGCAAAATGATCTATTACTAAATAATTTGATGGATTTTTACAAGGAGAATGATCTTCTGGACAAAATGTTAAAAATTATTACTGGCGAATCCAAGATTTCTCTACGAATCGTTGATTGGTTTGCTACAAATTATGCAAAGAAATATTACACAACTTATGCTATTGATGATGTAAGACGATTCAAAGTCTATGTAGATTACAAGTTGAAGCTTAAAGCATATTCCAAGAAGCGTTTTGATCCATTTTGCCGGTGGGATCGCATTAGTATACCATACAAGTCAAATACGTTCATTGAAACTACGATTGGACAGCTTAATTTCTTCAAGTGGGCGCTGGAAAATAAAGTGGTAGACTATATTGAAGAGAACTATGAAACGATTGAGAAAGATATGAATAACCGAAATAGTACAAGTAAACGCAAGGAAAATGTGGTGGATAATAGCAAGACTCGGAAGAAGAGGGAGGAACTTTCCGTATCAGCGTCCAAGAGTATAAAAAAAGAAGTAGTTGAGATAATGGTGACGTTTAATTAAATCCACCTTTCAGAAAGGTGGAGCCAAACTTGTTTCGGTGAAGAGTCGGAATTGCTTCTCAAAAAGGTGGAACCAAACTTGATTTGGTGAATGCGGATTAATTAATGATTCGCCTGAAAATTTGATGAGGTAAGTGTAATATGAGATGGCAGTCCGAGAGAGACAGCATATTCATAGAATTCTGGATTGACGTAGAGGGTTGCTTCTTCGTCAAATCGTTTACATATTTCTACTAAACTTGTGATGCGCCCTTTGGCACCGGCATAAATCTTAGGTCGCGGTTTCTTTCTTGTAGGATATCGGCAAAGCCATTCTATTTGCATAGCTTTTGAAATAGAGTTCCAATGGGAAGATGTTAAAATGGCAATAAATTCCCATGCATCTTTTCCCTTGGCTGTAGTCGCCCACGCTCCGCCTTTAATCTCTCCATTATGCTGCCGAAGTCTGCGTTTCAAATTTACGGTATACCCATTGTATGTTTGTCCCTCCCAATTACTAGGCTGACCCAAAAAATAACAGTAATAATCAACCGTTTTTTTGTTTGTTATCTCAATAGAATGATCTATTAATTCGGGTTCTTTAATCACGACCGAAGTAGAATTCATCTTATAATCTAAAGCACCATTTTTTTATTCTATTTTTACATCAATTTTTACGTCTCTTTCCTTTCCCAGTAATTTTCCATAAACAATATGCATTCAAAGACATGATACAAAATAAAAGAACCTTGTTGCCATTCATCCAATTCTCGGTATTGTTCCCTTTTTTTGGATAATAAATATGATTCATATCAAAGAAATACTTTAAACGCGTCTCCCTAGAAATACTTCCATATTCTTGATCAATACCAAGTACATTATTTTCAAATATCGTTAATATACATCTCTTGAACACAAAAAACAATAATAATATCAAAAAATATAGTGTATTCAGAAATAACAGCTTCTTTATATTGCATTGAAAACTCATTAACAGATAAAAAACATAAAATAGAATGGACATGTGAAATAGATCTATGCAAACATACATTGCTTTGTGTAATATATCAGAATTTACATGTTTCACAAAGAGCTCATAATGGATGACTTCAAAAAAACAAATTGCAGAAAGAATCATAGCTAGTCTTCTATTTGAAACAAAGGTGAATAGTAAGAAAACAACAATCAGCAACATTATTTCAGGTAAAAATAAGTAAAGATATGTATTTAACCGGTACTTATAATCCATTGTTATCGTAGGCAAATTAGAAAACCGCATTTGGTCCAAAAGATGATTTATATTATTGTTCGCTGGAGCAGAAATGACACAAGGCTTACTGCTATTTATCACTACACGTTCATTCAATATCTTGAGGTCATCGCCAGAAGAATAATTATAAAATATTTTATTCGCTGAATCAATTTCCATTAAATGGGTTGATATTTTACATTGTTTTGTCGCATAAATCTGATCATCGTCTGTTTCTGAAAAATTATCCCAAAATTGAAGGATTGAATGCGCCGTGCCAATGTACATGCCTGAATTCAAATGTACCCCATTACACCGACCAAACATTTTATCTTGGCCGTACTTGTAGAGAATATTCGTAGGAGTCATCGCCTTGGAAAAAATCAGCGGTTTTTGAAATGATTTGTATTTCTCTAGGATCTCTTCTTTGGAAGAGAGAACAATACTATCAAAACCATCTACAAAACAAACAATATCATTCGGATTCTTCTTTTTGCAAAATTCCAAGGTAGCATATACTTTATCTGAAAATCCTTTCCATGTTGTTCCATAACCCAATACAACTATATCTGGATAACTTTTTTGTAATAATTCAAAATATCGTTCTGAGTGAGTTGCATATGTGACTATATATATCATTTACCTATTATAGATTGACAAATAAAATATATATTTCTGTACTTAGTCCATTTTATGTTTGGCGGGGAGTCGGATCCCGGATGAATGGATGGTTATGAAAGAGCTAAATAAGGAAAAAAACAAAAAGTATAGGACAAACAATCATTTAAAAAATTCATCTTGAAGTTAAATAATGGGCGCCATGCAATCCATCCAAAAAATAAATTTTGAAGATATACAACGTGCGATTCGTCATTCTGATGCATTTATTTTATTAAACACCTTACCTGAAAACGACCAAGGATGTTTAATACCGAATTCTGTTTTGGCTCATCAAGAAGAGCACGTGATAAATAAATATCTCCAAAACGGGAACAAAAAGGTGAGAATCATCATTTACGGCAGGAATGCAAATGATGAGACAATATATAAAAAATATCAACAGTTAGTAAAGCTTGGATTTCACAATGTATATTTGTATCCAGGAGGGTTGTTTGAATGGCTCATGTTGCAAGATATTTTTGGAACCGATGAATTCATGACAACCTGTAAGCAAATAGATTTTTTGAAATACAAGCCGCGACAGATACTAAATGTGGGATTACTTGAATACTAATTCTAAATCTATTGCGTAGTTGGTTTCGCCATTGTTTGAATCATATAGCCAACCCAAACCTTATACATATTTATATTCTCTGCCAACACCGACGCGTTTACATTTGTAAGCTGCATTCTAGACATGTTTATTATGGTGTCTGTCATACTGTTATCTAGATTCAGATCTGCGAATGTCTGTTTAAATTTATCTGTAACATTTTGCGTCCATGGCCATAGGTGAGGTGTAGAAATTAAATACTCATTTACTTCTGAATCTGACGCAGATGTACTATATCTATTTGTGAAAAAGGTCAAGAAATCTGTAGATTGTGGATACTTTTTCACACCAAACGTAGTTATAGCATTTTGTGTAGCAGTTGACCAAATATATGGAACAGTATTAACTCCATCCATTGGAATTACCTCACCATCATTTGCTGCCATAATTTTGCTCGCTACTACGCGACCATCTTTAAGTGTTAAGTATTGTTGTGTTTCTGCAGGAAGTTGTGTATATCCTTCCAGAAAACTCTTACGAACAATGAAGCGCATATATATTGTAAAAACGATGAAAATCAATCCGGTAAACAATGATATACGCTTATTGCAATAATAGAGTGAGAGAACAACCAATCCTAAACACGCATTCCCTAAATTTGTTTTGAAAATAGCTGGCACAAATAATGCGAGAAGAATGGAAGCTATCACTACGGTTAATATATGTATTTTTTGTTGCGACTGTTTCTTCATATACTAATACGAGAAAGTTATAATTTTCTAATAAAGATTGGGTTTATTTTCCCCTTCATCCTCAAAAAAAAGAACAGTATTTGCAAGATCATCTGCTCGTTTGTTTAGTTCTCTAGGTACATGCGTATAAACAATTTCATCAAATGACGTTGAAATTCGTTTTGCAGTAATATACAGATTTTGTAATTTTTCTGATTTCACTTTATAATCACCTTTCATCTGATTGATAACAAGTAAACTATCTCCACATACAATTATTTTTTTTATATTCAATTTAACAGCGAGGTTTAATCCTAAAATCAATCCATGATACTCAGCTACATTATTTGTTTCTTTGTATCCCACAAACTTCATTGCGCTTTCTATTTCATTCTTTTCCATGTCATAAATTACTGCGCCTGCTCCAGCTATACCTGGATTGCCTTTGCTAGCCCCATCAAACATCATAGTCAAGCATTGAGATATATCTATTGGATATGGATATACTTTTCGTACAAAAAAAGTTTTTTTTGGGATAAAATGAATCATAATACAATATATTATATCATTCATTCCAATCTTTTTAACTTATTTTTATTTTGATTCAGATTCAGATAAACATCCAGGGCATCTGTGGTCACCGTCTTCTTCAGCAAATCCGTTGGGACAAAACCAACACTCTTTGCATATTTTATGGAACTCTTCTATCCGAAAACATCTCGCCGGCTGAAAAAAAATATTGTTTCTTTCTGTAAATCTAAAACATATACAACAACAATCTCCTTTATTATTCGTGGAATCCATTTACCTTACTGAGTTTTTGTATCTATATATTTTTTTTATGCAAAGATTTGATGAAATCTCCAATTTGTTCAACCCATTCGGGGTATATTTCGTTGATATTTTGTCTTCCATCCATTGTGAGTATTTTATGGCTAGGGAATTGCTGAATCATATCACCATGATAAGCGTGGCATTTTTCTAAATAGTCTATTGGTATTGATTCTTCGCCGTTGCGAGATCGTTGCGTAATTCGCGCTGAACATACATCTGGCGGTGAATCTACATAAATCATTCCAGAAATGACAAAATCATCTGCAAATGTATGGAACCATTTTTGATAAATCTGATAATTTACACTTTCAATCTTACCTGAATCATATAGCATTTTTGCAAAGACGTATTTATCCGTAATTAAACTTCTCTCTGTAATAATGATCGCATTTGGGTTTTCTTGTATAGTTCTTTTTAACATAGCCAAACGCGATATATATGCCATCATTTGAAACGGGAAAGAATATTTGTCTTGATCTGAGTAAAATTTTTGTAGCATAGTAATACCATTCTCATCTTTGATCGTTTCCCACTCATCAACAGGTTCCAACAAGAATATTACAGGCATATCAATATCTATATGCTTCTGTAAAATGGAAAGGAGTGTGGATTTTCCCGACCCAATATTGCCTTCAATTGAGATGATTGCTCTGGACATTGTTATATGTTGTTATAGGTTGTAACTTATTGCAAGGTAAATATCTTTTCAATTTTATTTGTTGCGCTTATGCGTTCTTTTTCTTTTATTTCGTCGCCTTCCACCTTTTCGGGTAGGGTTAGATTCGTATGACACTTTATCTTTCCAGAATTGAATATTCTTTCGCATCTTTTCTAAATTTGGGTTTGATGAATCTGCATAACGTTCGGCCATGGCATTCAAGTCGCGTCTATCATCTGCGTTTTTCAATTGATGTGAAATCTTGTCAAGCTCATGTAAACCGCGGGATAATTCTTCCATTTGCTGCGCCTTTTTTGCAGAAAATTCTAACGTTATTTTATGACTTTGCCTTCTATAATTTCTACGCGCGCTAGTAGCTGTTTTTCTGGCAAATCCTTGTTCAATATCATCCATTGCATTGCCGCGATTTTTTCTTGTAGAATTTTTCGGTGAAGATGATCTCCTTGATGAAGATGACATATAATATTAAATGAGATTTTTTTATTATTAGATTACACAAAACTGAAACCGAAACAATAGTATTTATTATAAAATATAAAATATAAAATTGAAATCAATTAAATCACTTAAACGGATAGCACAAAAATACACAATGGACTTGCAACAACGTAAATTAACAAAATCTGAGTGGGAGTCTATTGAGGTCCCTGTCTCATCGGATGAGATAGAGGTGCTTCAATTAATTATTCGCGGTTATGACAATGTAAATACAAAGTACAACAAGACAAATTCCTTGTTGTCCTTTCTAAAAATGGATCATAGTGACGTTCTAGAAGATTATCTGTACAATAAATATTTTGCAGATACAATAAAAAATCTTGTTGATAAATACGGAGCAACCTACTTGTCAGCAAGCGTAAATTCATCTGTTGTGATAAAAAAATCGGATATGATTCGCATGCAGAAAAATACAATGGAATCTATTAAACGCGTCGTTATTTACGAGAACATTCTTTTAGAGCATATGACTCTTCTTGTCAAATACAAGAAGAAGAAGGATGCCCAGTGGGAGTTCCACTATTTCACACTCCACAAACTAATGAAGAATACCGTAATTCACATTAATCGTCATATAGTTCAGTTAGCTGGACAGCTCCTTGCGTTCTTGGAGGAAGAGATAAATATCGCGCGCATCATTGAACATGCGAGTGATTATATTGAAAAGAACACATATCTCTTGCAGTACTGTGATATGATGCTTTATGAACATCAAAAAGAAGTCTTCACTGCCTGTAAAAACAAAGATCCAAAACTCGTTCTCTATATTGCGCCAACAGGCACTGGAAAAACTCTCACTCCACTAGGTCTATTAGGAAATCATAGAGTGATATTTGTTTGTGCGGCAAGACATGTTGGATTGGCCTTGGCGCGCGCTGCGATTTCTGTCCATAAAAAAGTGGCATTTGCTTTTGGATGCTCCAGTGCCGAAGAAATTCGTTTGCACTACTTTTCAGCCAAAGAGTTTACCAAAAACTGGAAATCCGGCGGTATTTGGAAAGTAGATAACACAGTAGGTGACAAAGTAGAAATCATGATTTGCGATATCAAGTCTTATTTACCTGCAATGTACTACATGCTCGCTTTCAATCAAAAAGAAAATATTATCACATACTGGGACGAACCAACAATCACAATGGATTATGCAGAACACGATATGCACGAAATCATTAAAAAGAATTGGTCTGAAAACCTAATCCCCAATATGATTTTGTCCTCTGCTACATTACCCAAATTGCATGAACTTCCAAATACGATTGCGGATTTCAAAGAGAAATTCCCTCATCCATCTACGCAAATCTTCAATATTGTCAGTCACGATTGCAGAAAATCCATACCAATCCTGAACAAGAACGGATACGTTGTTTTACCGCATTCTTTGAGTGAAAACTATGACGAAGTCAAGAATATTGTTATTCACTGTGAAAACTATTTGACATTATTACGATATTTTGATTTGTCAGAGATTTCCAAATTCATCGCATTTATGCAATCTAGCACATATGTACCGGCTTCATGTAAGATAGAGAGATATTTTGCATCATTGGACGATGTAAATATGACAAATATAAAAATGTATTATTTGCGCCTTTTGAAAAATGTGATCCCTGGGACATGGGGAGCAGTATATATAAATATGTATTCCTTGCGCAAAAAACGTATTGCTACAAATGATTCTATTGATGCCAAAGGCAACAAACTGCGAAAAACTGCCAGCATCGGTCCAGGTGTCACTATGGGAAAAATCCCTTCAGCCGGCGACCCATTAAGTCGTATACAAAGCGAACAAATTGTGTTTCCTTCTAATAAGATAAATGAAGATGGTAGTTTTGCAGTCTATATTACCACAAAAGATTCGTATACATTGACGGATGGTCCGACTATTTACTTGGCGAATGATGTTGAGAAAATTGCCAAGTTTTGCATTCAGCAAGCAAGTATACCAGAAATAGTGATGAACAATATTGTGGAAACGATTGACTATAACAATAAGCTCAATGAAAGAATAGATAAACTTGAGCGCGATTTGGAGGATATGATGCCAAAAGAGGTAGATGAAGGCGAAAAGAAAACAAAAAAAATGGATAGAGCAATGGAGGCTGACAATGTTGGAAGAATCAAGAAAGAGTTAGAATTATTGTACAGTATGATCAAGGTAGCAAAATTGAATGATACATTTGTACCAAATAAACAGGCACATTTAAAAAAGTGGGCGGAAGATTTGGACGTAAAAAATGCATTTACTAGTATGATTGACGAAGCGATTATTGTAAAGATTATGAAACTAAAAGACGTAGCTGATAGCTGGAAGATATTGCTATTGATGGGTATTGGTGTGTTTACCAATCATGAGAGCATTGATTATACGGAAATTATGAAAAGTCTGGCAGATCAACAGAAACTGTATATTATTATTGCTTCAAGCGATTATATTTATGGAACGAATTATCAATTTTGTCACGGTTACTTGAGTAAGGATATGGATCTTACACAAGAAAAGATTATTCAGGCAATGGGGCGAATTGGTCGCAACAAAATACAGCAAGAATATACTGTAAGATTTCGTGATGATTCACATATCGTCAAGCTGTTCACTGCAGATGCAGAGAAACCTGAAACAATCAATATGAATCGTCTGTTTTCATAGAATCATCCGGTTTTTGTGAGGAGCAGGAGACGCGAAGCGACGGAGAGCGACGGTCGGAACGAAAAGATTCAGGAGGCAGAATGCCGGATGAATATAATGTAGAAGTTTATTCTTTGTAAAAACATATAAATATTTTTTCTGATATACATAGATGACTACTTGTTGTGCAAAGAAAGATAATATAAAAATAGAAGAATCAAATACAGGTCTAGAGAGAAATCTGATTCGCGAAATAATAAGGGGTGATGGTTTGGAAAAAAATCAGACGAGTCTATATAATAATGAGGAACCGGAGTCGCGAACCGAATTAGGGAGCAGAATGCCGAATAACTTTGAAGACTATTACTATTATTACCATACTGATGAAAATTATACTGATTCAACTTGTTATCGGTGTAAACGAATAGGGCATTATGCGACCTATTGTTTTGTAAAAATATCCCCATGAGACATCTGTTTTCCTGTCTCAACAATAATTTTTATCTTGTTATATTATATACATATACATAAAATGCCGTATAATATTACAAAATATACCTATGCGCGTGCAAGAAAACTAGGAGTAAGTGTGCATCAATCAACGAACAAGACAAAAAAAATTGATGTTTACCGAAAAGGGAAAAAGATTGCTAGCGTGGGTGCTGCAGGCATGAATGATTTTCCAACATATATGAAGTTGAAAGGAAATAAGTTTGCACGGACACGAAGAAGGCTTTATAAAATGAGACACGAAAAAGATAGACATGAAAAATGGAGTCGCGGTTGGCTTGCTGATCAATTATTATGGTAATTATGGAATAATTGTAATAATATTTCTATTCCCGTTCCCATCCCCATCCTCATCCCCCATTTTTGGATGGGCATCACCGATGATTTTATTTATGTTAAAATGTACATTAAATCAATGACATTTTGAATACTGCTGATGTCTAATGTAGAATAGTCTGTTGTTATTGGTGTTTGAATACCAATAACATATAAATAATTACCTTCAAAATCAACAATTGGATTCAACGATAATAAGTTGTAGAAGGATGATCCATCATATCTTATATTTGTAACAATAACACATACAGGTGTTGGCATTTTCAACGAGTTCGTAATAATTCGGTGTTGTACTTTTTCATCGGAAATGGATTTAATTGGCTGCATAAATTTACAGCTATGACCTATAATACTTTCTCTCATATAACCAGTATCTTTTTCAAATTGTCTATTCACATACAATAATGGAAATCCGAAATATTTCTTTTTTGCAGTACTTATTGTTATTGAAACAGGTATATACTCGGTGGTAATAACCATATATTTGAACCATTCATATTCGGGCGAATTCACTTCCTGCAAATAATTGATTGTTTTTTGAAGAGGATTTATTATTTCATTAAAGATATAATCTGAATTTCCGTTTATGCTTGAGAACAAATTATCAATACGTCTTTCTTTTTGCTCTTGCGTCTCTTTTTTTATGGCTTCATTTAAAAGATTATTCAATTCTTTATGTATATAATTACAATGTATAAAATGCGTAATGCTAATATCATTTAGAATTTTCTTAAATCGGTATTTATAGTTCAATGTAAATGATGCTAACTTTTGAGAATCATTTTTTGCATTTTCTCCACAAGGGACCACACTAGCAAATACATCTGCGGGTTGATCATTCAAAGTAATTACTGAACCGTCTGGCATTCGTAGCTTTTCAAACCCCGATTCTTTATTTTGCAATTGCTGATCTTCATTCATTTGAAACTCCGGGTCTTCTCTAATTCTGTTTTTTTTAGAACAACAATACGGGAATTTATTCAAATATAACAGAAAATATTCAAGCGAATGATTGTGAATTTCCTGATTATTCATTAATGCAACCATTGAAAAGTCTATCATCTTTTCGTAAAAAGTAACCAGTGATTTTTTTTTCCTCTTATCAAAATTATAGCATTCTTCGGTGATAATTATATTTATCAATAATTTAACCATAATATTACATTTTTTATTGACAACCGCCATAAGATTTACAGGTGTATCATTGATCGGTTCATTTAATGGAATAACATATTCAATCAAAAAACGATGCATCTCATATACGAGTGAAAATATATAAAACGGCGGTTCTTTATCAGAATAGAAAGAAAAAAGCCTTTTCTTTTCTTGAATTGAAATAGCCCTAGCGCTGTTTGATGTTTTCCATATAAAACCAAATATTTTTTCCGAAATTGTGAGAGAATATTTTTTATTAATCCAGTCAATTGTATCAATATGATATTTTATAAAAATTCTCATGTGTAAAGAGAATGTCTTTTTGAATTTTTTAAAATAATTTGGCTTTAGATGTAATAATCTTTTTAAAATTATTATATCGTTTTTTTTTATTTTTTTGTAATTTTTTGATTGTTTGTCAATTGATGATTCTGTAAAGATTTCTTTATCATCCATAGAAAAAATGTTCATTTATATTTGGCAAATAATAAAGTATTTGCCTAAATAATCAATGCATTATCATGCAAGAATATATATTTAGATAAATTAATTATACAACCACAGTATTAAATATTTAACCACAGTATTAAATATTTAACCACAGTATTATTACATCTTTTCCTATTTTTCTCTAACAACACCTGTCTTGTTGTTTATACGGTATTTCTGGTGTTTGTGCAGCTTTCGGTGCGATATTTATTTCTGGTTTTGGTATGACATCCACGATTTCTTTAACTCTTACAGGCGAAGGTTGTGGCATATGCCTTTGAGTTTTCAGTTTTAATAATTTTATGCAGGCGTCAACAATATTATCAAAACACAACATCAGCAATGTAGAATCTGTGTCGCTGTCTACTTTTACGATTTGTTCTCTGATAACTACACTGAACATGAACTTTAATATATTGTTGCATGTATCCACAATTGATTCGGAATTATATTGAGACTCAATATTCATAGTTATTAATAGATTATATAGATGCGAAATTATAGAAATAATATAAGGTATATCACTAGATTGGATCTCATTATTATTGATATTTCTCAAAACATTGCTTTCAACCATTCTAAAAAATTCTGGTTTTGTTTTTATAAGTTGTTCAATCACAGTTAGGGTTTGTTGTGTGAGTTTGGTTGAATATTTTTCTTGTAGCTCATAAGACGCAAGAATCGTCTCTATTTTCTGGATAAGGCTTCGGTTGGAAATATTTTTCTTGTTACCGTTTGCTATAAGACCTTCTCGTTCTTCGCTCGTTTCAGACATGACATCCATTATGTAATAGAACAGTAATATATATATTGCTAAAATTTTAATTATATTCGCATGATAATACGTGTAAATATAATTTGTAGATATAGTAATTATATTGTAAAATACAAATTCTAACCAGAGATTTTTGTAAAAACAATAGAGGCGGTTGCTTCTGCTGGAACAACACCAGTGTTTGGTAAGATTCCTTTCAGAAAAGTAGGATCTCCAATATGACTATTTAGATCATTTGACCAAAACAACAATGAAATATTGTCGTTTGTTAAAAGATTTGCTAGCACTGTATTGGATATTGTATAAATATGACCTACTTCTGGAGCTTCTACGAGAGTCGCGGAACCAGAAATTTGTACACCATTTTGTGTTAATACTGTTGCGCAATCGGTGTAATTGGGCGTTTGATTACCTCCAGATCTTACATCTAACTTATATGTTAATAAATAATATCCATCACTAGGAACAATAAATGTAGTCGGATTTGAATAGCTAGGTTCAGTTGATGAAGTCCAATTAGAACCCGTTGGACCTATTGGTGTGTTTTCAAATGTTACGTATTGAAATGTTGCAACATTTCTATTATTTTGTAATAAATTGCTCCATACGAAAATAGATGATATTGCTGCGTTTTGTCCAACTGGTCCGGTAGGACCTTGTATGCCCAAGTCTCCTTGGGGGCCTGTATCTCCCTGAGGACCCGTTGCCCCCATATCACCTTGAGGGCCGGTATCTCCCTGAAGACCAGTTGGTCCCAAATCACCTTGTGGACCTGTTGGACCCAAATCACCTTGTGGACCTGTTGGACCCAAATCACCTTGAGAGCCTGTTGGACCCAAATCACCTTGTGGACCTGTTGGACCTATATTACCTTGAGAACCGGTTGCCCCCATATCTCCCTGAGAACCTGTTGGACCCATATCACCTTGTGGACCTGTTACTCCCTGAGGACCCGTTGCCCCCATATCACCTTGTGGACCTTTTGCACCAGTAACTCCATTTTTACCGGTTGGTCCAATTGGACCAGGTTGTCCACGGGGACCGACTGAACCATCATTACCTGGTTCACCTGGACATCCTCTAGGTCCTTGTTCACCCTTTGGTCCTTGTGATCCAACACATCCTTTGTCACCCTTTTCGCCTTGTACACCTTGACTACCTGGTATACCAGGTATACCTTGGATACCTTGTCCCCCCTTTTCTCCTTTACAACCTTTTTCTCCTTTTTCACCTTTGCAACCTTTTTCACCTGTGTCACCGGTGTCGCCTTTCTCTCCTCTACATCCTTTTTCTCCCTTATCACCCTTTTCTCCCTTTTCGCCTTGATCACCAGTGTCTCCCTTGTCGCCTTTATTTCCTCTGTTCCCCTTTTCTCCAGTATCTCCCTTGTCGCCCTTATTTCCCTTTTCCCCTTTTTCACCCCTGTCGCCTTTTTCGCCTTGGTCGCCCTTTTCGCCCTGCTTACCACGTGTGTAACTGCATTCACAGTCAGAATCACCCATTTATATGTTATACAAACAATTTTATTTTTACCTTTTTTTTAATCCTAAACAAAGACCATATATCGTCATAATTACAAATACAAATTACAATAGTACAACATGTACTTTCTGTAATTTAACTCTTTTGTGTCTGAAAATAATATATATATACACGTTCTCTCAATTCAAGATAATGCATATATTTTTCTTTACTTGTTTCATTTTCAAAAAGTTTGCAATTACCAGTAGCAATCTGTTCAACCCATTTTTTAGTAATGAGCGAGGATGGATTCTCTTGAATTATAGTATTGTAAATTTTAATAGTTTTCCAACTTTCTAAAACTTTTTCAAAAATAAAAATAACTTCTTCCGGTGTTGCGTTACGTTTAGTAGTACGTTTTTTTATTCTTCTTTCTTGTTTTTGGTTAATATAGTCAATTTTGCTTTGATTCATAATAATATATATTATGAATATATTTAACATTTAACTTGTTGATTCGTAAAAGTTACTATAAGATCATTAAAATATTGTTGTTTGGTTACTACTTCAAATTCTCCTTCGTAAATAACTTTTTTTCCTTTTATAAAACTTCTTCTTGTATTCTTTATAATATCTATAGTTAGGGTATTGGGGATATTCGCATAAAACCGTCTCTCTATTAAATAGTCCAGAATCTGCATTGGTTTTATACCTTCAATACATTTTTCAAGAAGTATAATTATTTCGTCTGGCAAAATCTTTCTTTTTGAAATATTAACTTCTTGTTGTGACATTGGTTGTTTATTTATTTTTTCATCGTTTCTACAAACAATAATTCCATTTTTTATTCTGGTTACTGTATGTCTAGGTAATTGTAATTTTTTTTGAATATCAATATTTTTGTATCCTTGATGAATCAATTCTTTCACCTGAACTATTATTTCATCAGTAACACCATTTTTTGCATCACGTATAGATGCGGATAGTTTCTTTCTAGTTTCTTCAGATTTTTTCTTACCATAATTATGGTTTGCTTCTCCCATCATTTTTTCAGATTTTTGTTTATATACATTATTCAAATGTATTTGTTTACAAATTTTACCTTTTAATTCTCTCAAACGAAGCGTTTCTAAATATCCCTCTTTTATGTATTCATTTTGGTTAAGATCAGAGAATGTTTCTATCTTATGTTTTTCTTCGTTAGCAATTATATACATTTCTTCTTTTATATATGGATCTGCAGTTTGTAAAAATATTTCAAATGCACAAATTTGTTTATATTTTACAATAAGACCTGTTTTAAGCAATCTAGCTAATTCAAGACAATCGCATTTTTTATATACTTCAAAACTATAATTGTAAACTTTCCCAAATCCTAAAAATTTTTGTATTTTGTATAAAATTAATGGGTGATTTTTTTGTGAAAGTTTTAATGTAAACTTTTTTTTATTTTTTCCTATAAAAATACAACCTTCTGCATCAAATAATCCTTGAATATACTCAATATTTAGTTTGGACAAATTATTTGATTCTAGGTTGCATTCTTGATTCCATTCTTTGCAAATATTAAACAATTTCTCCTTTTCTTCTATTTTATTAGGTAAGTTTGTTAGTTTATTAAATAGCTGTAAACTTGCAAATTGTTGTTGTTTTATAATTATAGAATGCTGTAAATAGTCTAATAATATATTATATTCATTGCTTCGGATGATCAAATTATATTGGTTTCTTACGTTATATTTATGATAATATTTTTCATCTGTTTCATTCATAACATCTATAGTTTTACTATTTCTATTAGCAGAAGATGTAATGCTTCCTCCAAAATGATACCTAATAATTTGTAAAATATTTGTCCGAGATTGTGTCAAGCTGATTCCTGATTGATACCCATCGGCAATTTTTCTAATAAATATGCATCCGTCACCATCTATAAATCCTGCAATATAAGACGGATGCGGCGGTTCATACTTGAATCTATTCAAAAGTTGTGCATTATCTTGTTCAATGCTATCGGGTGGAATCATTGTATATAGTAACATATACCCCCTGTTTTATATTTGTTTCAATTATATATTTATTTGGAAAGGGATTCTATATTCATCCGGCATACTGCCTTCAGATTTTTTCTGTTCCAACCTATGTCTTCATTTAACCCTTTCATGCCTGAAAGGGAATTTTTGAGTGACTAAGTAACCATATTTGGTTACTTCAGGCACGAAAGAGTTAATATTCATCCGGCATTCTGCCTCCTGAATCTTTTCGTTCCGACCGTCGCTCTCCGTCGCTTCGCGACTCCTGCTCCTCACAAAACTATTATTATAATACTATAAATTTCTATAGTATTAAATTATCTTAAAAATAAATATAAAATATAACATGATAAATGGTGTTTAATTGCTGTAAGCTAAACCTCCCCAGGTAAGCTTTCTTACTAGATTTCACTAATAAGCTGGACTATTCCTTAAGTCTTCATTGAAAATTGCTAGTTTTCTCAGACCCACTCCATTATAGTCTCTGAACCTTCTCCGTATGCTTGCATTATCGCACTTAGGAGCTTGGCTGCAGATTGTCCAATCCTTTTCGTTGTCACTATACCCTAGGTCATTACCCCGGGTGTTCCATTGGTTTTCACAAACGGAAGTAGTAGAAAAGGCTCTCAGGATGTTCCTGCAATTTAGAAATGTCGCCTCTTTCAGTCAGAAAGAGACTAGCTGGTTATATAATGCGATTTTAGACTCGCATATCTGCTTTACACTGTTTACCCATACTAGGAAGCAAATATCTAGTATGGCAGCCAACTGTTGGGCACAGGAGGATAATCTTTGTAAAAAAAGATAGTTCTCAAGAGAAATGCCGCTCATAATTCTTAAAACGTTATAATTGGTGGCATAGACACGGACCTTGGCAGTTTTGGTTCCCTCAACGGTGGCGTTGGAGAGCACAAGCTGCAGGGTCGCGTTATCAATGCGCGAGAAATTGCACGTGCCTGAGGGCTGATGTTCCTCAGGGCGGAGAGCAAAAGAGTACACGTTAATTCCCTCGTCGGGGTTGCGGGTGTGGCTCTGGTAAGGTTGGACCCACGAGAAGTAGGTTCCCTCACGCTCAGAGAAACGATCCTGTCCGTTAAGCTGGAGCTTGGCGGTAACGACGGGGTTCTGTCCCCAACAGTGCATGTCAAGAGAGGTCTCAGAGAGCACGAAAGTTCCGGCATCAGAGACAGTGGATCCCTCGTTGTTGTTTCCGGGGCCGACAACGGTGGTGCTGGGCACAGCACCTGTGGAGGTATAGGTGCTGTTGAGGTTGGGACCTCCAAGGTTGGGCTCGTTGTAGGGATCGTTGGGTCCGTGCCAGTATCCAGTCCATCCGGAGGGGATGAAAGCATCCATGGCACCCGCGTCTTGGAAGAGACCGTTGGCGTCAATGAACGCGTTCTGGCTGATGGTACCAGCATTACCAGCGAGCTCGGTGGGTCCTCCGAAGGCGTGGATCGCGTTGGGGAGGGCATCAATGGCATCGGTGTAGTTGAAAGGCTGAGCTCCAAGAACCTTGAAGAGAAGAGAATCGCAAGCAAGGGACGAGCAATAATCAACGTTCTGATCGGGCTGAACAACCCAGATAAGCTCCTTCACGGGGTGGTTGAAGTTGAGCTTGATCTTGTTGGAAGAGGAACCGACAGACTCGTCACCAGTGAACTGGAGCTGGGTGATGAGGTACTCGTGAGGGTTCTGTGCCATACGACGTCTCTCATCGGTATCCAAGAAAACGTAGTCAACGTAGAGGGAGGCAGCCACAAGGGACTGGTTGTATGCGATGGAAGCGGGCACGGGCTTTCCGGAAGTGGCTTGGTTGGCTTGGTAAGCGGCGGCGCTGGTGGCGGGTGCCGCAAGGGTGTTGCAGCTGAGAGTGGTAACGGCCCAGAGGCACTCATCAATAGGGCGGATATCAAGGTTAATCTTGACCTCGTGGTACTGAAGAGCGATCAAAGGAAGGGCTAGACCGGGGTTGGTGCAGAACCAAAATTGGAGGGGCACGTAGAGGGTGGTCTCAGGAAGAGCATTGCGGGGAGCGCACACTTGGCGGGGTGCGGTGGAGTCGCAAGGTCCATCAACATCGGCGAAAGAGGGATCGGTAATGAATGTGAGCTGGGTGGTGTTACCGATCATCTTGAAGTAGCCTCTCTGTTGCTCAGCAGTCATGGTGAGCTGATTCCAGATGTGCATCCAATCACCGTATTGGCGATCAATGCGCTGGCCTCCAATCTCCACCTCAACTTGGGCAATAATCTGCTCTCCGGGGAAATCTAGCCAACGGGCATAGACACCGGTGTTGAAGGAGTTGTTCTGGTAGGCGCCGACACCCATAAGCTGGTTGATCTCGGGAAGAGTCACCTGAAGATATGTGCGGTAGCAAAGATCACCGTTGCGGCTGATAGTGCATTGGACTCGGCGACCAAAATCGGCTTGTCCGTTGAAGGTTTGCTCAATTGATTCAATAGCAAAGTTAGTGTAACGTCTGTAGGTTACTTTCCAAAAGGTAATTTGAGGATTTCCCGTGAGGTACACGTCCTGAGCTCCATATGCGACAAGTTGCATCAATCCGCCTCCCATTTTTATACTATCCCTAAAGAAAAAAAAATTCTGAAATTAAATTTAAATGATTTAATTCAAATTTAATGTTAATCATGCTAATATTTTATTAATATCCATATTTGCCTTCATGAACTCAAGCAGATATGAATCTGATAGTACTTCTTTTTTACCTTCGTGACTTTTTGTAAATATAAAAGCATCCCTTTTCTTATGAACCGTCCATCCTTCCTCCAAAGCGTTGAATATGAACATCATTTTTTGAAATTTTATGCTTTCTACTTTGAGAGTTTGATCATTGATTTGAATTGTTAATTCCAAATCCATTTTATAAAAATAAGAGAAAAGTAATGGTAGTATTCAAACTTTTCAGAAATATAATATTGCTAGACTTTTGTAAAATTTGTGTTACAGTATCTATTTACCAAAATGCTAAAACGCTAAAATGCTAAAACGCTAAAATGCTAAAATGCTAAAATGCTAAAATGTCAAAATATGATTATTATAAATAATCAGTTAAAAAAATTATATGACTATTTGTAAAGTAAATATGCCATCAGGATTCAAGCCTAAAACCACAAAAAAAATAAAGGTAAACAAAAAAAGTTCCATAACTTTGGATGGAAAGCACCGAGAATTTATGAATGAATTTATTAAAGATGAATATGACAATATTCCTGGACTAAAATTAGAAAAAGAAGAATTGAAAAAAAAAATGCTAGAAGAAACTATATCATTATCAGTGGAAGAACAATTGGATATTAAAGATCGTTTGAAAGAAATATCAGAGTCTATTAAACAATATCGGAACAAGAAGAAGGACTATTATTTGGATAATTCTAAATATATTTTTGATTATTTTGAAAATAAGAAAAATATTTCTAAAGGTAATGCTCCAACCAATTCAAAAAGTAAAGTTATTGATAACTTCTTTAAGATAAAAACAGAGGACGTCAGTATGAATGCATGCAAAACATATAATATTGTACAACAATACTTGAGCAATATTGATGATAGCTTTTTAGATATTAATGCCTATATCCATCCAAATGATGTGTGTCAATATTGCAATAAAGGGGAACTGATTCCATTAGATGATGAAGGTGTTCTTATTTGCAATCTTTGTTCAAGACATATCCCATATTTAATTGAAAATGAAAAGCCGTCTTATAAGGAGCCTCCAAAAGAAGTTTGTTTTTATGCATACAAACGCATCAATCATTTTAAAGAAATCGTTGCTCAATTTCAAGGCAAAGAGACTACACAAATCCCTCCAGAAGTCATTGAAAATATTAAACAACAGATCAAGAAGGAGAGAACAGATATCTCTCAAATTACGAATCATAAGACCAAGGAAATTTTGAAAAAATTAGGGTATAATAAATATTATGAACATATTCCATTTATAAAAGATAAGTTGGGCATAAAACCACCGATTATGACCCCTGAATTTGAGGAAACACTGTTCAATTTATTTATGGAATTACAGGCACCTTATTCAAAGTTTTGTCCAGACGACCGAGTAAATTTTTTAAATTATTATTATACCGCTTATAAACTTTGTGAGCTGCTTGGAGAAACACAATACTTGGAACATTTTCCTATGTTAAAGGATAGAGAGAAGCGAATAGACCAAGACACTATTTGGAAAAAGATTTGTCAGGAGTTGAACTGGGAGTTTATACCAACTATTTAGTAATATATTTCTCTCATACATAGTGACAGAACAAGATATCAACTAGTCAATAAAAAGAAATCATGAAAATAATATGTAATATAATAACAGCATGCCTAATTCAATAGCAATACTATACTTTCATCAAGGATGGACAGATATTTTCAACTGCTTAGCTTTAATTAAATGGTATCAACCACAGTTTGAAAAAGTTTATACAGTAATGAGAGAAGATGCGAGACCGTTATTTGATTTTTTTATACGAAATACAAATATAAAACCATTATATGTTGCTCACGAATATGTAAACCATACTCATACAACATTTAATCCGGTCAATTTATTAGATAATGAAAATAATAATGATTTACCTACCGAACAGATTTCTACACTGTTTCATGGATATTGTGACATCTTTCAAAAGGATGATAATTATAAAAATCGTTTTGATAAAGAGATATGTATTCACGGTGTTTTTTTTGTACAATCATTCTATTCTGGGTACAATATTCCGTATATGACAAGAGTAAATGATTTTACTTTTGATAGAGATCATTGCCTTGAAAATGAAACGTATTTAAGATTCATTGAAAAATACGGGGAAACCTATATTCTTCATCACAATGTTCCAGAAAATTCCAATATTATATCTACAGAACATCCTTATGTAAATTTGAATGGGTCTACACAAATATTTTTTGATTACATAAAAATCTTAGAAAAATCGCAGGAAATTCATGTTATAGATTCTTCTTGGAGCGCATTTATTTACTTGTTAGATGCAAAATATAGATTATTCAAAGATAAGAAGATTTATGTGTATTGCAACTATGGATACTATGAAATGTTTAAAGAACCATTCGGGTTAGATAATTGGATATTAATATAATTTTTTCAAGGACGATCCATGCGGTCATTTGCGTTCAAGTCTGGATCCTTGTCAAACTGTGGCATAGATCCATCTAATGTTTTATAGTAAGGTGCACCTCCTCTTTTTATTTTTCTAGACGTAAGTTTTTTACTAGGTCTTCGTGCGGCCTTTCTTTTCAATATTTGTCGTTTTATCATTGTTCTTTTCATTATTCTTTTCATTGTTCTTTTCATTATTCTTTTCATTATAATTATAACACCGATTATAATTATATTATGTTATATTTTTGCTACATAAATGATATGATATCGCTTAAAGTCCGCCAGGGAAACCAACCAAGTTGGCACCAATACCGAATCCGGCGCCGGAACGCGCGGTCACTCCCATACTGGGAATATACGTGTCCAAAATGCTAAATGTTGCTGCGGCGGTTAAGGCAATCATAGCAATCTCCTCCAAGTTCAATGATCTCTTGGGAATGGCATAAGCCGCTAGCGCCACCATAAGACCCTCCACTAAATACTTGATGATTCGTTTTATCAACTCGCTGACATCAAAAGTGCCGTACATTTATACTAAATGATAAGAAAAAAATATATTATTTCGTCAAAGAAGATGTCACTAAAATTTTATTTTGTTATACTTTCCAAAAATATAATATAAATAATTTTAGAAATCACTTAGAATGAAAGAATTAATATACGTTATAAGATGAGTCATTCTAAATTTGAGAGAAAGTTAAACAAGAACGGAACGCCCAATCCCAAGTATGTAGATTTATTAGAAGAGGACAAACCTATTGCAGGTCAAAAATTTGTTTGTGTATCATTTGTTTCCCCTGAGAACATTCTCAAGAAGAAGGAGCTCTTCTATTTTGAGGAGTTCCTAAATAAATGGGAATTAAATAAATCCATGGAAAAATTCACTCAATTCTTGAATTTTGTTGCTTTTAAATATAAGCTATCTATTGAAGATATCATGAAGGATTTTCAAGATTTCGCATTGGAGGAGAAAGCAACCATTACTGAAAGCACTCTTGCAGATGATTATAAAACATTTGTGGACAAAAATGAAAATGATTTAGAAAAATCATTTGGTGTTTCTCATAATTTTCAAACCCATACAAGAGGATTAAAGATTCGTGGAACGTATCCTTCTATGGAAGAGGCTGAATTGAGATGCAAGATGTTGCGTGAGATTGATCCGCACCATGATGTATATGTTGGACCAGTTGGCATGTGGATGCCTTGGGAGCCAGAGGCATATAAGACCGGACGTGTTGAATACATGGAGGAGGAACTCAACAAGCTTATGAGTGAAAAAACTAAGAATGAGGAGAATGCCAAGAATACGTTTGATCAGCGCGTAAAAGAGGCTAAGAAAAAAGCGATTGAAGACAATATTAAAAACGCAGAAAAGTCCGGAAATGTTCTCACACAGACCATTGATGATGCTGGCAATCTAATTGGTGTTGGATTGGCAAATACACAGGAGCAATCATTGAAACAAGACGGGGAAGAGATTTCCACTGCGGATATTCGCAATGAGCTCTTTGAAGGAGATAATATTGTTATTGGAAAGACCGATAATGGTCAAAGTGAACTAATCAGCGGACCATTTGCAAATAAGGATTGAATTAAAAATATCGGGTGATTCTACGTCCCATCCAACGAGATAAAAACAATTGAAATAGATAATTTGTATATTACCTATTTCAATAAAAAAGACAATGCCGTTTGGAAGAAATATGAATGAAATAATAACTCAAATTATAAGATATATATCTGATCCGATCAATATACTTGATATATTTATCTTATTATATGCAACTCTAACAATAGTTACATTTATAACTGGTTTACTTTGCGATAAATCATCAGATATGATTATGTCTGATGATCCTGAATCAATATCAATGCTTCACAACTCTAGTCTCCCACTCCATTATACCAGGATTACATTACTTTAATATAAAATTTCCCTTTCCTTGTCTGTTGAAATAGTACGAGTCTTTTCAATAATAGACTCAATCGCAACTAACATGTTGTGTTGCTCTGTATAAAAATCCCCACTAAATACTGCACCTGCATCAATTAAATCCTTATTTGTATTCAATGTATACACAATACAATATTCGTTTTCTATAAGCGTGTCTATTTCTCCTTTTCTATCATCGTTTTTTACAACAATAAAATAAATACCAAAACTATTTTCTGTTTTTGTCTTCATATACTCAGTAAAAGCACCAAAGTATGACTGTAAAAAATCAGTTTGATTCCGATAATTATCTAATCCCATAATTGGATGAGTATATAGATAATACTTTCTTTGAGGTAAAGTTAGAATATTCTTGAATCGTGAAATGCACCTTTCAAAGTATTGATGATCCGTATCAGAACGAATGTCATGATGTGACATAGCTAATTTTTTTCCATAAGTACCTAGATGATTTGTAGGATACACATCGGGTTCAAATGATTCGTACATTTTGTTATAAACAACATTTTCATTGCATACATGAACTTTAACACCATCAAATAAATTGAATGTCTCTGTGCTATCTTCTTGATAGTTTTCAATGCGCAAAAAATCTTCAAAATCGGTCTCCATAGAATGAACCACCACATCTAACTTTGATACAATCCAATCAAATGGGTAAGATTCAAATTTCTGGTTCATCATTTTTATTAAAGAGGCTGTAGAACATCTATGTCCAACAGAAAAAATAATTAATTTATCTTGAGGATTTTTATCAGCTAGTCCGTTGTGCATATCTTCAGCCACACTCTCACTCATTATATAGTATTAAAAATAATGGTTTTAAATGTTTTTCAGAGATTTATATTTTATTGAATCATGGCGATATTCATCCGGCATTCTGCTTCCTGAATATGCTCGTCGCTTTGCGACTCCTGTTCCTCACTATTTTTGAATTTTTGAGTGATTAAACCATATTTGAACACGAAAAATCATTCACCATTTTGTTTTTTTTACATTAATCTTAGGACCTGCGCCGCGCTTCTTCGCATTTCCTGGGTCATATTTTTCATCCTCATCATCGGAATGCATATCTTTGGAGAGCTCCCAAAATTCCTTGGATCCCAGCTTGAAATCATTATGGGAATCTGCCTTGTACCAAAAAACCTGATCCTGCAATTTATTAGATTTGGCGTTATTATTAATAACCAAACACTCATAGTTCTCCGTGCATTGATCCATCACTTGACAAAACGACTCAAATGTGGGAAACATACCTGCATAATTGTCAAATATACGATGTCTGTTCGCAATATAAGGTTCGCGCAAAATAAAAACATAATCAATATTCGTTCTTAATGCAGGAGGGATTCCAAGTGGATACTGCATTGTTATAATCAACATTATCTTCCAATGGCGACCATTCATAAAAAGAAGCCTCATCATCTTATCTCTAGACCAAGTATTATCATAAAGACAGTCGTCTAAGATAACAAATGCGCGAGGATCAATTGTACTACGCTTAAAGGTTTCCATTTCCTTTTTAATCTGTTTTAATACAGATTTCTGACGTTTTAAAATATTCTCTATAATAGCTGTATTATATTCATTGTGTATGAACAACTTGGGAACCATTTTACTGTAGAATCCATTTCCTTCCTCTGTCCCTGAAATCACAGTACCGATCGGAATATCCTGATGATAATAAAGCAGATCACGAACTAAAAAACTTTTACCCGTATCACGACGTCCGATCAAAACAACAACAGGACCTTTACTTTCATTGGGTCTAAAACTAATGCTCTTCATATCAAATTTCTTAAGTTCCAATGTCATACATAATATTGGAAAAAGAAAGAACACTGAAATACGCGAATTATAAGTTAAATTCATGAATTTAATATTGAACAAGGTATATATTTAGTTCCATGGAAACGACTGTGAATTATCAAAAGCGCAAAAATCAAGAATTGTTCAAGAGTTTAGAAGGTTTTGGATTAGTTAAAACCCAAAATTATATACCCCTATACAACAGGTTCTTTGTGTTAAACGAAACAAATTATAACGGAGTCAATCTGAACCATTCCTGGTATCTCTCTAATGTACAGAGTAATTTAGCCGATATAAACCCAAACCTCTACAAGTGTACTATCAAACATTCTATTAATGAAAAATCTAAACCGAAAACAAAAAATGTGTTTTTCAAATTAGCCCCTCTTCTCGACCCATTCAAATTTATGATTGGAAAATACGATTGGAAAAATAGTTCTTTGTTCCATTTACCATCTATTAGAGAGTCAACCGCACCTCCTAAAACATTGGATATGAATAATTCAGCTTATGTAGATAGTTTCTTCTCTTATTTGACAAGCAAGATGGTTCATAATAACGGGTTTATTCATGGTTTAGACTTTTATGGATCATTTTTAGCGATTAAAAATGATTTCAAAGTGAATATATTTGACGACTTGGATTATTTGACAAAATCCGATTTTTTCAATAAGCAAAAAAATGTTTTATTTGAAGTGGAAGATTATAGCAATATATTCAGTGAGGATGGTGAGGATGGAGAGAAACCTAAACTAGCTCCAATCAAAATATTTGAAGATGCAACAGCAGCGCTCGTTACCGATATATTTGATGAATCTGTATTTGATACGGTCTTTACAACAGTAGACTCTTCCTCTGTCGTATCATCAACCATAACCACAGAGAATTTAAAAGAGTTGGAAATAGATTTCACAGATTTGCATCAGTCCAAGACAGAAACACTTAAATCCGGCTCAAGCTGTTCTTCTAGAACATCTCATACGGGTTCTCACGATGAAATTGACGAGGATGACGAATCAGGTGACTGGTCCGACATAGATGGTGAGAGTGGAAGCGGTTGCGATAACAGTGATGATGACGACAACGACGATGATGAATCTGAAGAAGAAGAGCATGTATATGCAACCTTTAAAGAATTCCCCGTACAAGTTATTTGCATGGAAAATTGCGAAAATACGTTTGATGATTTAATTCTACACAATGATTTGAGTGAAGTGGAGTGGTTCTCTGCATTGATGCAAGTTGTCATGATCTTGATAACTTACCAGAAAGTATTCTCCTTCACGCATAATGATCTGCATACGAATAATATCATGTATGTAAACACCGAAAAGGAATTTATTTATTATTGTTACAAAAAGAAGTATTATCGCGTTCCCACATTCGGGAGAATATTTAAAATAATTGACTTTGGAAGAAGCATTTATAAATTTGATGGAAAAATAATGTGCAGCGATAGCTTTCAATTGGGTGGTGATGCATCAACGCAATATAATACTGAACCCTACTATAATGATAAAAAACCGCGTTTAGAACCGAATTATAGTTTTGATTTATGCAGGCTGGCATGCTCTATTTTTGATTATTTGGTGGATAGTATGGACAGCATACGTGATTTAAATAAATGTGATGCGATTACAAGAGTAATTGTTGAATGGTGTTTGGATGACAATGGCATAAATGTCTTGTACAAGAACAATGGGGCTGATCGCTATCCGGATTTCAAATTATATAAAATGATTGCAAGATATGTGCACAATCATACACCTCAAGCTCAGCTTGAGAGAAAAGAGTTTAATGCATTTACTATATCCAAGAACAAGATACCTAATAATGAAAAGGTTTTAAATTTGGATAATTTTTAGATGTGTGCTTTTTGGATTAACTCTTTTATTTTTTGAAAGAGTTAACCTTTAATCTCCAGGCTCATTTATGAGCCTGGAGATGAATAAAGGCATATGCTAATTTTCCAAACTGTCCCAAAATTGGGACAGTTTGGAGATTAGACATTAATAAAATGGGAAAAGATTAACTGATATAAATAGGATCCATATTATCCATTTTTTTAATCAAAGCACCATAGATTCTGGTAAATACATCCAAATGGGGATACTGTTTTTCCGTTTCTTTTCTTACAGGATAAAATTCTGGTAAATTAGGAATATTTAATATATCATTAATGGTCTCAATATTGTTCCAAAATTTATCATAATTTAAACAGATTATTTTGTAATTGCGATTATTAGGATTCACGTAATTGTAGAAAAATTCCTCCAATTTATATAAATCCATCTCATTTGCTACAATACGTTCCATATTCCAATGTGCTGCTTCAATATTATCTAGATGATTCATATTAATTTTTTTATAAGGTCCTGTTATGAACCGGCTAAATATGGACTCAATTGGATTTCTATAAATATAAATAATCTTATAATTATGCAATTCTGAATCAGGAATTACAGTATCATTAAACCATACAACACTACCAACAGAATTACCATCATCATCTTTTTTTTTACCGACTTCTGTTAGCTTTTGAGGTGGATTTCTACTATGTATGTGATATGTTGTACCAAAATGATTCAAATATTCACATAACATGGTTGAACCCGCTCCACCATAACTGCAAACATAATACTTCATGTTTGGATCAAAATAGTCATATTTATTGCTATATTTACCAGTAATCAATGATTTAGGAACATTGACCCATTTGACACGACGCGCTAGCTCAAACATGGCTTCTTTTGCCATCAGCTTATCTGGTGCATGCATTAATTCTTTAAGAATTTGAATTTCTGTATTTGCATTTACGATCCTGGTTATTTTTTCTAAATTTGTTACTTCAGCCATATATATATATATATTATTGAATTAGACTTTTTAAATGTGGATTTATACTAATTATAAAAACAACTGTTATAAATATGACTGAGAACTATGGGTTTATTATTACGAGACATGTAAATTCAGAAAAAACGAATAAATATTGGAATCATTGTGTGAGATGTATAAGACGGTTCTATCCATTTCGCAGAATCATCATTATTGATGACAATAGCAATTACAACTTCATAGAATCGCATTTTTCATACAAAAATATTACGATTGTTCAGTCTGAATATGCAGGGAGAGGAGAATTGTTACCGTATTACTATTTGTATAAAAACCGATATTTCGCAAATGCCGTCATTCTGCACGACAGTGTTTTTTTTCACAAAAGAATCCCTTTTGAACGAATGAGACAATTAGCAGTCATGCCAATATGGCATTTTGATTATAATGAAGACATAGACAACTGTGTTCGTCTAGCAGGTCTTCTCAAGAATTCCGAATCTATTTTGGATAAAGTTTCAGCAACAAGTGTGCAAAAACTTGGATTTCGCCAGAGCGATATATGGCATGGATGCTTTGGAGTGCAGTCATATATTAGTTTAGCATTTCTCTCTTCCTTGCAAGAAAAATACAATTTATTCAATTTGCTTAAAGTAGTGAAAAATAGAAGCGATCGTTGTTCCTTGGAAAGGATTTTGGGGGCTTTGTTCTATGTTGAGTCGCCGACATTGTATAAAACGCCTTCCTTATTGGGAAATATTTGGGTCTATGAAAAATGGGGATACAGTTTAGAAGATTATTCCAAACAGTACAAGTATATAAAAAAACCGTTGGTGAAAATTTGGACAGGGCGATAATGCTCGCGTCCCCTCCGGCTTCCCTTACATTAGAATGTTAGAATGTAGGATTATCGGTAAATGCTGAAGGAACTATGGGACCGCTATCACCAGCTTGTTGCATGATCGGTTTCAACTGACCTAACACAAAATGTCCAAGTACAACGGATACATAAACAATCAATGTATCTCTCACTAATAATTTCAGCGGTTTGCTTTCCTTCTCAATAAATCTCATCTCCACAAATTTAGCTAAGAAGAAAACAATAGATACAATTCCAGCAATAATAAAAATATTGTCCATGTTTTTATATCCTTGGACAATGTTCTAAATAGTTTTACGCATCCAGGATTTTAAACAAGCATCTCAATATCATCTACCAATAAATCTGGTATTAACTCAAGCTTTGGAGGTTCAATATTGTGTACGTCTAAATTATCCAGTTGTATAGATTCATCAAAAATATGTAATTTCACGTTAGATGCATTGTCGTCATCATCGTCGTCAGTTTCTAGTTTTCTTTGTTCATTTCGCATTACGGAAACTTGCTCTAAGCGATCAATATCCTTAGGTGCAACTATTTGCTCTTCTTTATTGTCCACACCAATTGCTAAGTCAACATCATTAAAGCTCAATTTGGTAGGCATAGAGGCAGAGGCAGAAGAAGCGGCAGATGTATCAATAGAAGACTCTTGTATCGTCTCTGCCACTTGATCGGGAATAATCTCCTCTTTTATTTCTTCCACAACATCCTCCTCCACGGTTTCGTCCATATATGCTCGTAGAATAGATTCAATGGGAATATTCTCTCGCACAGCATTTAACACACACTCTTGAATAATTATCTCTAGTTCACGGTGATTCTTTTGCACTTGCAAAGGGGGTATATTTGTCTCAAACAAATATACATTCTTGTATACTTTTCTGGCTACATGTATGTACGCTTTGTGAATAAAATCATCCAATTTGGGAATTTGAATATCAATCTTCTTTTGTTTGTTACCAGCCCGCATAGCAGTGAGTAGTTTCAACTGAATAATATGCACACATGTCACCAAATCCTCTAAATACCCACATGCACTCTTTTCACATATTCTTTTTCTCTCCGTTTCAATAATTATGGGATTCCATTTTGGAATTCTAGATACGAAATTTTGAAAAGTCATTAAATATTTATCTGTTTCATTGTTATCTTTGCAAAGTTTATAAGCCTCGTCAAATATTGACTTGAATCCTTCCATGATTAATGGAGTTAATATAGTGAGTAAACGAGCCCCCCATTCATTTTTACTTTCGTGTAATGAACTAACATTGAAATCATCCATATTTTATGTATTACAATGACCAAAAAGAAAAATAGAATAAACGCAGTTCCATATTCATGATGCGTTCTTTGCTTCGCGACTCCTGCTCCTCACAATTCTTGTAGCAGGATTTGGTTCCACCTTTCCCAAAGGTTAATTCGGGTTTGGCTCCACCCTTCCCAAAGGTTGATTCGGGTTTTGGCTCCACCTTTCCCAAAGGTGGATTGGATTTACATAAACGAAATATTCTCCAAAAAAATACAAGAATCCAAGAATAAAAAGTTGAGTATAAAGAAAAATAAAAGTTTCTCGTTTTTGAACTCTTTTCGTACCTTATTAAATGCCACAAGTAGTTCATATCGTTTTTCTAGAGAAATATTGGAAAAACACGAATGATTCTCCAAAATCTGGATAATATTCAAACCGCAGTATCCCTTTTTATACAATTTATCAGACAATTGTATTACATCTGTTGTAGAAGTAATTGGCTTCATTAGTTCCTTTTTCAGCCAATCGTTGCGCTGCATTTTAATCAATTTCAGTTTAAACGTCTCGTTCAAATTATATTTATACAAATTTATGGGCGAACCTTCATAAATGGGTTCAGAAACGTAAATCTCACAGAATCTTGATAAAATTGGCTTCAGAAGTTTGTATTTGTCCTCTACAATGATGAAAAAACGCGTTGTATGACTGAACGATTCAATGCAACGTCGCAAGGCAGACTGTGCATCCATTGTCAATTTATCTGCATTCAATAAAATAACACTTTTGAAAATATCTCCGCCGTTAGATTGAATATGCGTCTTTGCAAAAAATTTCAATTCTTCACGTATAAATTTAATGCCCTTTCCATGAGCACAGTTGACGTGCATAACAAAGGATTTTATTCTCTCTTTATCGTTATTGTAAATGGTGTTTACAAAATTATGAACAATCATTCGTTTTCCTGATCCAGATGGTCCATGAAAAATAATATTTGGTATTTTGTGTATGGAATGAAAGTATTCCAGTTTTTCTTTGATATTTTCATGAATATTGAGTATGGACATAAATTAGTATTATTATTATGATACATGTATTTTTTATATTGTATTATAAACGAATTATCTTCTTCGCGATTTGTATACGCGTTTGCGTTTTTGTCTTTTTTTTCTGGTAATTCTTTTTTTGGATGATACCGATGTTTTTTTACCGCCGCTAGGAGTTTCATAACCCATATCGTCGCCGTCATCACCAAAGAGAGATCTAGATATTGGATAAGTTTTAACGGGTGAATTCATTTCTGATTTTGAGGATCGTTTTTTACCTTCTTTTTTAATAGATACATTTCGTAGTTTATATTTTTCCACTTCACTTGCAATCGTTTTACTGTCTGTTGTAATTTGACGAACAAGTTCTACTGCAGATTGATTACACACCATGATTTCTTTATGAAACTCTGTTCCTCTATCAGTTATCATTGTATCTGTCGCATATCCATCAAAGTCGTTTCTACACAAATAATTAGTAAGCTCTTTATCACTTACAGGCGTAGAGTAACGAACCCTGGTTTCATATCCATATCCATAGTTTCTTTTCAATATGAGCTGAATTTGTGGCTCATCTCTAGCATATTCATAAAGTGATTTCATCGTTTCAGGATTGTCCAAAGCAAGTAAATGCAATTCCTTTTTCAATTGAAACTCAAAAACAATTCCATATTGTTCAACTGCTTCTGGAGTTGTACTAAAAAAAACAGGATCTTGAGGAAGACCTCTACTCATATAGAAAGAAGTATCTCCTCGGTATAATAGTGTATTTTTTGGTAAAACATAATAATATAAATCATCATTTTCCCCTCGTATTTGTTCAAAAAAACGATTGGTCATGGTTGTTCTATATTATTATGTGAAAAAAGCTTCGTCGCTGCTCTATCTATACAGATGTGTTCAAACTGTGTGTGAAAGGGTTTGCTCGGAAAGCGTTCAAAATATCTGGAGTATTGCGTTGAATCTCAATCCCCATATCTAACTGTTGAGGTGGACCCATATGTCCATAATTTTCCTTGGCAGGAGGTAATGAAATAACTGAGGACGGACCAAAGGGGCGGTTATCCATGCAATTCGTATCGCTTTTATCAATGCTCACATTCATATTCTGGTTGAATATTTGAGTTCCTCCCATATTGGCTCTATTATATATAGTCTGCATCTTGATATCATTATTCTGTTGCCTATAAACAGAACCATACTCCATCGCTCCTTCATGATTGTTTCCTACATTACCATACGTTTCATAGTTGGTAGATTCGCGCTGTGTTGTCTCTAACGGAGTGTGAGTATCCACATAATGACCCTCTTTCTGATTATTAATATAGAAATTCGGTGAATACATGGTTGTTTCCTTAATAGTCGTCGTCGTAATATCTCGCGGATTGTTAACATAATTAGAGGGCACGCTAGATCCAGCATCACCATATATACGAACACTGTGCACCATTTCTTGCTTGCGCGAAGGTCTAAACACATCCATCAAAGGAGCAATCGCGGCACCGATTGCCCCACTAAATCCGCTTCGCATAGTATCAACCGGTTTAACCGTACTTCTGTTGTTATTATAGTTTGTATAAGAGCGCATCAATACTCTGCCGTCCATGCCTGGTCCATGTCCTTGAGCGGAAGCATGCGGCACATCTTTGGTAGCTGTTAATTGTCTTCGCGATTCCTCAAAGTTGCTTGGCACGCGTCCAGCAACTTTTTCAGCTGGACCAGCTGGTCCAGGGTAATTTATTTCGGAAGAGTTTCTTCGCAAGATTCCCATTTCTTGAATAGGACGTAAAGCCTCCCCCTTTTCTGCGCCAGTAGTAGTAAGCCAGCGATCCTGCGTATTGATAAAAAACGTATCAGGTCTTTGTTTCTCAACACGACCGAGAATACCAACATTTTGCACATGAGCATAAGAAGGACCTTCTAAATTATTCAAGTTATATTCTAATTTTGGATTTGTGGAGACACGCAACTCATCTACTGTTTTCGGCAACCATTGATCGCGCGCTTCCATACCCGAGTTAAATCCGCCACTTCCTTCAGTGGTATATCCACGGTTCAGACCAGGACCAACAATTTCACTCTCAAAAGGCTTCACGTTATTATTTCTTGTTCCAGGGTTTACCCTTGATTGCATAAAATCGCTTTGATTCGGCATGCCATATGTCCAATTAATATTATCTTCGGGTTTAAATAGAGGAGCCTGCTCTATTTTTTTGATTACTTGCGATCCAGTACCGACCATATTATCTAATACTGATTCAGCAATATTTGCATGATAAGTATATCCTTTTATTTTTCCACCGTCAAAAGGAACCATATTGTTGTGTTTGAAAGATTTAGTGTCTAAATAATTGCCTGACATAGAATATATTTGTTGTGGTGTGTTTCCCACCGAAACTCCTGCGTTTTCTTGTTTTTCAAAATAATTTTGATTAAAATACTTATCGGTGGTGGAATTTGGATTCTGGTACTCTTGTACAGTATCTGCCAACTGTTTGTTATTGGTAATTGGATAATTCTGCGGAGGAACATCTGCATTTGGCAGGTAATTTGGGTTTCGTCCCATATTAGTAAACGTTTCTTGTCCTATTTTTTTTATTTCTTTTTTGCAACTTTCTGTCTTTTGATTTGAAATAACATAAATGCCACCTAAGGCGAGCAGTGGGATCGCTATTTCCATTATTATATATAATATATATAATAATTGATAACCCATCTAATAGATAGATTTATTCATCTGTTTCATGAATAAAAAGATATATTATACTATTTCTAACCCTTTGTTGCTGTTTTCTTGCGAGTGCTTAACCCTTTCATGTCTGAAAGGGAATTTTTGAGTGACTAAGTTACCATATTTGGTTCTTCAGGCACGAAAGAGTTAACTAGAGGGAGACAAGTAGTCACATGAATTATTATAGTAATCCTTTTCTAGAATTCTTGTACTTAAATTATTTTGAAAAGATAAGCACGTGTTTTCCTGCGGATTTAATGGTAAAGTATACCAATCAACTTGCTCCAAATCGCGGGCTGTCCATGCAGGCATAATTGCTCGTGATTGTTCTGTATACAACATAGAGCATGTTGGGTATTGTACCTGTTGTGTTGGTACATTGTATCTAGTATACTCGTCTTTTCCTAAACAATCACGCCCTATATTTCTCCGATTAACACCTAACAAATCACTTTCTACATTTGTACTATTTGTCATTAAATTTGCGCCCCATTTTTGCACAATAATTTGAGGGTCTTCCATATAACATGGATTGCTTCCATTACCTGGTACGTTCAATATATATCTTCCTGGACCAGTAGATTGTTGCAATTGTTTTTTTGTTCTACATGGGTCATAATAAAATCGTGTATTTGCCATATAATAATCATCTGAAAAAAAATATATCAAAAAAATCCCTCAAATTATTTAGGAGTTTTTGTTCCAAATCTCCGATGATTCTGAAATAGGGAGAGCTAACGTTTTGAATGAGTTAAAATTGCATGAAGATTATATCTATAAAATTATATTATGCGGCTTGAAATACAAGAGATAGACAAATCTGTTCCGACTCTTTGTCTCAATATGATTGTGAAAAACGAGAGTAAAATCATCAATCGTTTGATGGAATCTGTGCTTCCTTTAATTGATTGTTACTGTATTTGTGACACCGGCTCTACAGATAATACCATTGAATTGATTAAAACATACTTTTCTGAGAAAAATATCCCCGGAAAAGTAGTTGAAGAGCCATTTAAAAATTTCGCATATAATCGGACGTTTGCGCTGCAGGTATCTGCAGGTATGTCTGATTACGCCTTATTAATAGATGCAGATATGATTTTAGATGTGAAAACATTTGATAAAACACGTTTAAGAGAGGCCGACTCTTTTTGTTTATTGCAAGGCAATGACTCTTTTTATTACCAAAATATGCGTATTGTCAAAAATAATGGAACATTCAAATATTTAGGAGTGACTCACGAACACGTTTCAACACCTCCGAATAATCATAACGTAAATATCAGCAAGGATGAGCTCTTTATTCGTGATGTGGGTGATGGTGGCTCAAAGGGCGACAAATTTGAGAGAGATGTTCGCTTGCTCCTGGAAGGATTAAAAGAAGAGCCAAACAATGTGCGTTACCATTTTTATTTGGCCAATAGCTACAAGGATAGCGGGCATTTTGACGAGGCTATTGAGTATTACAAAAAACGAATCGCATTGGGTGATTGGGAACAAGAAGTGTGGTATAGCTATTACAATATAGCCAATATTTATGAGCATTTGAACAAAATGGGGGATGCATTATTTTATTGGTTGGAGGCATATAATCACACACCATTGCGACTAGAGAATTTATACAAGATTGTACAATATTATCGTGTGGTAGGTAAATGTAAAGTAGCCAAGATATTTTACGATATCGCCAAAGAGGCGCTAAAGCAAAATATTCAAAAGGATAATTATTTATTCTTAAGTAACGATGTTTATACTTATAAGTTTGATTACGAATATTCTATCATGGGATGCTATATTGGTGTAAGTAATATAAATGATGCCGTAGTTTCTATATTCAATAATTGCGATGACTATGGAATTATCAGTAACACGCTATCTAACATGAAATTTTACAAGGATGTTTTGGTGAAAAAACAGCTTATAGATTTAAGCTTTTCTGAGGAATGTTTTGTGGGTGACAAGATGATAAAGTTTAATTCTTCGTCTTGTTCTATTTTACCGAGTATGAGCGGATCTGGATACTGTTTGAATATACGAATGGTAAACTATCGCATTGATAGCAACGGAAATTATTTGGATTGTGATCAACATATCATTACCAACAATAAATATGTAGAGATGAATAAAGAATTGAATATGACTTTTGAAAAAATATTTGATGTTGAATATGAAGATAGAAGATATTTAGGAATAGAAGATATTCGCATTTTTTCAAATGATGATAATAGTAAATTGATTTACATGGGAACAAGCCAACATAAGGACGGAAAGATTGGTATGTTGATGGGTGATTACGATATCACGTCTAAATATATCATGTCTACTGAGGTGAAACCGTCTTTTTGTGAGAGTTGGTGCGAAAAGAATTGGGTTCATATGAAGTACAACAATGAAAATTGCTTGATCTACAAGTGGTGTCCATTACAAATATGCAAAATCAATTATGATACAAATATGTTGGATTTGATAGAAACCAAGGAGAATACCCCCAAAATATTCAGTCATTCTCGTGGATCCACACCAGGAGTAGAACATAATGGAGAGATATGGTTTGTTTTACATATTGTTTCATATGAGACCCCTCGTCATTACTACCATATTTTTGCGGTTTTTGATATAAATATGAACTTTTTGAGACATTCTGCGCCGTTTAAATTTGAGGGAGAATGCATTGAATATTGTCTTGGTATTGTTGTGGAAGACGATCGCATATTGGCCACGTATAGCACATGGGATGGTACAACAAAACTAGCTGTTTATGAGAAGTCATATGTGGACAGCTTGCTCAAGTATAATTAGAGAACACCTAATTCATATAGTTTTCTTTTTGATTCAGATAAATGTTTCTATGGCGCAGGAAAAGGTCTCTGATTTTTTTCTACTATTAACGGCTCTGGAATATAAATTGGTCCTGTTTCAAAAATATTTGCAGTGCATAAATTCTTAAGCTCAGGAGTAAAGCAAGGAGCAGGCTTCACTAAATTCGTTGCGTTGATTCCGAATAAAAAAGACTCTATATCTGGCGCGTTATATGACATAGTATTCCAAGGCAATTGTCCGGGATTTAGCCCATGTCCAGGCAATTTTGTACTAACTGCCTCACCATAAGCAGAATTTTTATAAGTCGTATATTGACGAGATTGGGCATATTGATTTTGATCCAAACAATAATTGCCTGGTGTATTTTTATTGCGTGTTGAAGCCATTTTACTATATAGATATTCTTTTTTGGAGGGATAAAAATATTTTTATCTATCTAATAAAAGGGATAAACAAGACTATAACCGTCCTGCATTCTGCTTCTTAACTCTTTCGTGCCTGAAGTAACTATATTTGGTTACTTCAGCCACTCAAAAATTCCCTTTCAGACATAAAAGGTTAATTATGATCTTCACATTCAGTTGCTTCACTATTCATCCGGCATTCTGCCTCCTGAATATGCTCATCGCTATCCGTCGCTTCGCGTCTCCTGCTCCTCACAAAACTCGGACTCCTCACTAGACTGAGATCTACAACCAAAACAAGATTCAATCGCTTTTATATTTTGTTCACAAATAGTCCCCGTTTCCAAAAATTCGCAAATACACGGATGCGATATATCAAAGAAATCAAATGTAAATAGCCCCATAAACCCTATTTGTAAATCCTCGCTTAAAAAAGCAGCAGCAGACTTTCTCATGCACTCCCTCAATCTATCGTGCAATGACAGTTTGTGAAATAGATCTTCTATTGCTTTGTTGATAGCAGCCTCATCAAAACTATCTAAATGAAAAGCATCTAATAAATCTTTTCGGTACATATCATCATTCTCATGTATCTTATATGTGCAAACCAATCTTGTATTGTACATGTAATTATTTACATACCGAATCTCTATATACTTTTTTACCTTTTTCATGTGCGAAAAAGTTATAGCGGTTTTCCGCCATAAGAGCAATTGTCTCGGGTAAGTTCTCGGGAAGGAACACCGCCACGAATCCATCCTTGGGATGCAGCACCCTCCACACAAAAGGCTGGATCAGTTAGACGGCTCTTAATATTTCCTAGAAGAGGTGTATTACTGTATTTCTGGTAACTCTTCTCAGATAATTGCACAACACTGCGTTTATTCGTGATTGTCTCACCCTGTTGAATCTCAGACTCCATAATAGGATCCACAGATCCGCGCCCTAAAAAGGGAACGGTTGAAAATGGCCTTTGAAAGAGAGAAATACGGCATTTGGGATGCGTTTGAATAGTTCCGATAAGAAGCTCAGAACTTTGATCAATATTACATCCTCCAGCTCCAGAGTTGAACCCTCCTTTGTAGTTCACACCTGGCTGAGTTGTTGCTAAATCAATCGGGCGTTTCATGGAACAATCATTTCCAAAATAATTCTGAAGAGTGTAGTTGCAACTCTGCACATTTTGAATACTATTTTGATCTACACAACAAGAATCGTTGCCAATTCTTGACATATTCTCAAAGACATAACCAGATACTTGGGCCATTCGGTATATACATATACCATATATATTTTTTTGGTGTATGATTATGCTAAATTATAAATTATACAACATTTGCCAAATACATATTGCTGACCCCTCCCACAGGAACAACACTATATCCCAATTCCGCAATAAAATCAAAGAGCGCCACATTTTTCTCTCTGTCGTTGCATTCAAATAAGATGGGAGGCAAATTACATCGTTTCAATGTAGCTGCGCCTCCCTGTAAAACAAAAAGTTCATTGTCTTCCACATCCATTTTAATGAATCCGATATCGTTTAATTCCATACTATCCAGTGTCTCCACTTGAATCGTCTCTTCTCTCAAAACAACTCCAGAAGATGGTGCATGGAGAGAAGACCCTCCGCCGTCATTGCTAACAATCTTCAGTACATTTGATCCGGTTTGTTCATCAGACCCTAACCCAAAATTGCAGCAGCTAACATTGGATAAGTTAGACAATGCAACACCACCACACAATGCATAATAGGTCATTTTTTGAGGCTCAAATGCATAAACGTGTTTACTATTAGAAGCTAAAGAGAGAGAATATGTGCCCGTGTGTGCGCCAATATCCAACATAATTTTGTCTTTGCTGCAAAATTGTTTACACCATTCAATCAAAGTAGCTTCAAATAAACCGCGTTCACAAAAACAAGAAATCAAGTTCTGAGGCAATATGTACGATACTGTATTATTGAGTGAAACAATCTGATTAGAATCATTCTTGTACACTGGACTGCCAGTCGGTTTGGCTAAGATAAAATATGATGTGGACATAATATTTTATATTGAGTAAAAAAAAAGAAAACAGATACGCAAAATTAGTATTTATTTGTTTATTTGTTTATAAATTCATCGTAAATATAGTTGAATGCGCCTTCATATCCAATATCGGTAAAATGTGTACCTCCATCAAAAAACTCGTGATTATTATGTAAAAAAAGACTAGGATCATATAAAACGGTATTTTCATTTTCATTACAAAATCGTTTACACGCGTTGTATATAGTTTCTCTATTTTGTATTGCCTTTGTGGTATCATTATAAATAATATTTGGTCTAAAATGACACTGAAAAATTATCTTTTTATCTAATGATATTAAATTACGTATTTCTTTCAAGTCGTTGTATACATCTTCTTCTGTTTGCACCTCTTCGTCCACGTCTGAAACTGTATTATAATCATTTACAAGTTCATATTGTACATGAAATCCTTCTTTTTTATATAATTTTATTGAACAGATCTCAAATATAAAACAGGTACAATCGCGCAATCCGTCTTTTAGATTTTTTACCTTACATATTGTTGTATCAATATTTTCAATCTCTCCATCAATCGTTTTATTATATGATGTTAAAAAACAAGGTAAAATATGCTCAGGTAAAACAATATCACCCTTTATATATTTTATAAATTGAATATGTTGCTGTGTGTTGTGTAATTTTCCTAAAAAATTCACACCCAAAAAATTATAATACATTGAATGAATGGCATATATTTTATCATAACTTTTTGTTATGGTTGTTAATAATCTACAACTTCCAGAACAAAAAACCTTCATAGTTTATTATATGTTATAAAATAAAGTCAGTCGCCCATCCCACCTAACCCTTTCAGGCATGAAAGGGTTAAATAACCATAATTGGTTACTTCAGGGACGAAAGAGTTAAATTTTCGGCTCCACCATTCCCAAAAACGGATGGACTAATACAAGATATACCTATAATTATCCTGCACACAAGCAATAGCATCACCATCACGGCATGAGGGCATATCTCCATATAAATATTGTGCAAAAGCCCCTTGATCATTCGGTATTTTCGTATTTGGATTGGAGAAGAAAGACCGATTTGATTGATCCAGATAAAATTTATCTGTTAAACTGCTAAATAACTGTTTGTTTGTATTCTTGATTCCAGGATTCAAGAATTGCGTGCTTTTTTTTGTAGAGGTGGTAATATCCTCCAATATATCCGGATTAAATGCGGGCGGAGCTGATTTACGTGTTGGATTATCCATAATCTCTGTAAGTAATACATTTGAGAATGGATTCTTCTTATCACCCGACTGAAAGTCCGATTTTATAATCGTTTCCAAAGTTACTGGATTTGTCGTAGTTTCATGTGCACCGGATTTTATTGTAGCACTGCTTTCCGCATTTCCAATGCCTTTAAATTTACTGAATCCCTCTTTCTCCACTCCTGTCTTTTGCATCCACATAAAATAAATAATTCCAAGTGTGACTATACCTACACCAACTATCTTCAGTGACATAGTTGAAACATATCCTAAAATAGTGAATATTATAATCAGTCTAGATATAGCATTCATTTTTTGCTCATAACACATAGACGGAAATGGCCAGAGCTCAAATAGATAGTCTTTATTGAATAAAATGGATGGATCATTGGACCAAAATGGAATTGACATATATATATAATAGAGTACTTATTTTTTTACTTTTTACAAAAATATGGGACTCGGTCTACTTCTTACTCTTTCCCTTTCCCTTCTTCTTATCACTTTTTTTAGTTGGCGTCGGGTTTGGACTAGACAATGGCTGGGTTTTATCAAAAAATTGCATTAATTGGTCATCAGAAAATGCCGGCGGAGCAAACTGCGGAGAGGTCGCTGTCATCTGTGCAGCCATTTCTCTAGCCGCCCTGTTAATATCCGCCTTCTCCTTCATCTTTTCTTTCATCTGCGCTGTTTTCATAGTCTGTGCTAACTTTGCATTCATACCATTGAGATCAAGCTTAGCTCCATTTGTATTAAGACCCATTCTTTTCAACATTGACTGGATGTCTCCCATACCAGGCGTATCTTTCATGCGACTCATCATTTCACTAGCTTCCTTGATAAGCTCTGACTCCTTGATCTCTCCCGATTTTAGTCGCGAATCCAACTTTTCTCCAACATTTTTTACTAGTCCCATAAGCTTGCCTGGGTTTTTAAACAAGTTTTGAAATACCCCTTTAACATCAGTAGAGCCGTCCATATCAAAGTTCATGTCTTGCGCAGTCTCTTCGGCAATCTCTTTCGCTAATTGTCCGAGTTTTCCACCTAACATCCCAGTAATATGCTCATGAAGGTGTTCCACATTTGGCTGTGGAATAGCATCTGATGGATCTTTTCCGCTATTATCAAAAATACCCTTCATCTGATCCAACGATTCCTCCAACTTTTGTTTGAATTCGTCTTCATTCATAGCCTCAAAAAGCTTTGCGCTATCACCAAAAGCCTCGCGGTTATTTATAGAGCCAACCACGGAAAACATTATCATCTGCAAATACTTCCAAATCGTCTCTCTTGTTTTGTCACTAATGTCAGTCTGTTGCCACAAGTTTTTGAAATGTATGTATGGTAAAAATTCGGTATCGGCCTCCGAGTCATCGCCAAAGATCTCGTTATTTTGGTAAAGAATATCAAAGAATCGCGGAGGATACTTCTTCAAGCAGAATTTAAACAAGAATTTTATACAATTCTCTTGTCCTTTATTCATAACATTCTTTCTCTCTTCGGCATCCTCTATGTGATCATACGAATCCTTGTCTTTCCACCATTTTGAAATAAAAATTTGATACTCGGGAAAGGTACTCTTCATATCTAATACGAAATCCTTGATAATTTTGGGAAACTCTTCTGGAATTTGCGGTTCTTCGTTACTCATTATATGTTTGATATAAAAAATATTTTTTAAGTCAAACTCAAAAGAAATATATTAGTTATCAGTAAATCATCCGACTTCTCATTGCATGTTACAATACAATAAGCACAGCTTGGTCAAATTTTGAATATATTTCATTATTTTTGCTTGATCGTCTGCTGTCATTGCTTTTACTGGATTTCGCAATCGGTTAATCGCCTCTGTAATTTTTTCCGCATGCGGTGTTTGATTTACGTCTTGAAAGTAATCTTTATTGATGAAAAAAGATATATCACCTCTATCAATAGAATCCTTATACTTATCCACAACAAATGACTTCCAGCTCAAAATAATGAGTTTTGGATTCATCTTGCGAAGTGCAATAAAAGAATTCTTTGCTGAGAGAATATCTACATCCTCTGGAAACACACGATGAATATCACTCACAAATTCAATAAAATGATCGTTAAATGCTGGCAATAAACTCGTCATATCTTACTTACCATTCTACTTTTTATATACTTTTTACAAAATACAAAAAATACGAAATATGGATTCTACCCTTTTCCAAAACTGAGCTCTTGTTCTCTCTGCCTCTGCAATTGTTCAATTGTGAGTGATTCAGGGATTTTATTCGCAGTTTTATAATTGACATCATCATCCGGTGTACTAATACTATCAGAATAATTCAAGGGAACATAATTATGCATTTGTCTAGTACCCCCACCACCTTTGGCAGCAAGTGAATCTGAATCCATGTCCAGAAAACTATACTGATCTGACATAATACCGAATCCACCTCCACCACCCAAAGAAAATGCCATAGGTTCATTGTTGTTTTGAGTCGCCTGTTTTATAGCCACCTCCTGCTTTGGCTTGAAACTTCGCAAAATATCCTCTCCGTAAAGAACTCTATAATTATCATTTAACATGAGAAGCGCCGGCACTTTTGTCACGGTTTCCGGCATAACAATTTTTTGTCCATTCTCCAAAATGATTTGGATCTTGTTATTAGCGTCTCTTTCTCTCTTGTCTATGCATATGAAATGCACATCCTTCATTATCTGCTGAGATTTTCCAATTGTCTGCAAAAGAGCCTTTGAATGTTGGCAGAAATTGCTATAATACAAGATAGAGCTCATAATTATGTAGATAGAAGAGATATTTAACTTGTTTATATCAAAATTTATATAATCTACTTTTCCAAAGGTTAAAAAATTGATATAAAAATAAATATTAAATATCTATTCATATCAATATACATATCATGGATCCACGAATTGAAACCATTGGGGAGAACGGCGATATTTTAAACTTTACCTTAAGTGGTGTAAATATGAGTTTAGCGAACGCGATTCGTCGCACAATACTCTCTGATATTCCAACGGTTGTCTTTAAAACCGCGCCCCACGAAGAAAATAAAGCGGTTATCCATGTTAACACATCTAGATTCAATAATGAGATTATAAAACAACGACTAAGCTGCATTCCTATCCACATCACAGACATGGATATGCCATTAAAAAACTATTTGATGGAAGTAAATGTAGAAAATTTGACTGATACTATCATATATGTCACGACTGCCGATTTCAAGATCAAGAATTTGATTACGAATGAATATTTATCTGAAAAGGATACGCGAGGCATCTTCCCTCCTTGTGATATCGGCGGACAATTTATAGACTTTGTCCGTCTTCGCCCAAAGATTTCTGATGAGATACTTGGAGAAAGTCTACATTTGACGTGTGAGTTTTCCATTTCCACTGCAAAGGATAGCGGAATGTTCAATGTCGTCTCTACGTGCGCATATGGATACACTGTGGATGATGTCAGGATGGAAATTGAGCTTGGAAAAAAGAGACAAGAATGGAAGGATCAAAATATGGATGTAGAGTTTGAAACCGCGAATTGGAGACTTTTGGATGGCCAGCGTATTACTAAAAAAGACAGTTTTGACTTTGCCATTCAAACGGTGGGTGTTTTTACCAATCAAGAGTTGGTTCACAAGTCATGCGATATTTTAGTAAATCTTTTGCGCAATATAGATACGTTAATTGAAACAGATGAACTCCAAATCAACATATCAGATAATACAATGAAAAACTCTTATGATGTTATTCTTAAAAATGAAGACTACACTTTAGGTAAAATGCTAGAGTTCATAATGTACAATAAGTTCTTTGAGGGGTCTGAAATATTGTCCTATTGTGGGTTCAAAAAGATGCATCCTCACGATGCGGATAGTATTATTCGCATTGCATATAAAGAGCAGACTGATAAATCAAGTATCAAAGGCCATCTAAAAATGTGTGTAGATGCAGCTATTCAAATTTATCAGAAAATTAAAAAGAGTATTTAGTATTTAGTGAGGAGAATCTTTCGTCACAATAAATCCTTACCATTTATAATCCTATTTATCAAAAAAATTAGAAAAATATTTTTTTTCCAGAGATCATAATTCTTGCATTGTTTTTACGGATTGCGTTAATATGAAAACCGATATGCTCACAATTTTGCGGACCACCACCATGATCTGGATGAACCTCTGACTTTATAGTAACCTCCTTTCCATATCTTTCTTTGAACAAAACCAGCATTTTATCTAACTCTTCATCAGAAAAATATTTTTGAGTTACTCCATCATAAAGTACATCCAAAAACTTGGGGGTGCGGTAAACTGCAATCCCGTTAAACGCCGAATAACATTCAAATAATTCTCCATCCTTTAAGTTATTCAATATAGTTGTTATTGAATCGCGCATTATACCAACAAGTGATACATCACTGTAGCCGGTATGATCGGCGCCATATCCATGGCAATGGTGAATAAATGGTTCAAATTGCAATGCCCATATATCATAGTTTTCAAATTCTTTAGTCAATCCAGATCTATTAAAAGATAAAGAGTCCCAATTGTCCATAAGCAAATGCTCGTTCAAAACGTTGCTGTCTATTTGGAATGAACAAACGTCATCTGAATCCATCATTATAAAATACTCAGAGTCTGGATGACTGACACGAATAAATTCAACCAATTTATTTCGCGCATGCGCAATTCTATGCGTTCTAAAATGCAATAAAGGCTCATCGTTTATCAATATTATACATTTATCTACTCCGAACTCTGCCTGAAATGATTGTAATTTACTCAAAGTATTGTCTGAGGATGTATCATAAAAAAAGCATACAATGAATTCAGAAAAAGACGATTTTAACGTGTATATATTTCGGAAAATAACATCTAAAAATCTAGCAGTGTTTCTTGTTGGAATGCACAATACACACTTCATGATTATTATATAGTAGAAAACCAAAAATAAAAACAAAATCAAACGATAATTATGATTTTAGTGAGGAACCAGCCGGATTTACTTTATGGAAATCGTGCACGCAAAAGAGTTGAAAAAAAATGAAATGTAATTATTTATTTTATAATTAATTACATTTAAAGAAATATGTTAGAACTAAACACGGTCATTCTTGTATTCATCATAGCAATGCTATTCAAGATAGCAGATGAACTTTTATGGAAATACGATCTCGCGAAAAAAAGAAACTATTGGAATAATGCACCTGAATATATATATTGGGCTCGCGTCGCAGAAATTATAAAAAATCCTGCATGCAAACCGAATAAAACCAGTGTTTTACAGTATATATATACATTGGACGATATGGACCGAGAATTAATCAATGGAAAGTTGTTCTTTTGTGGAATGCCGCATATAGAAGAATTCCAATCGCGGGGCGACAACGCATAAATTTTACATCGTAATCTTATCCAGATCTCTCCTACGTATATTATAATTCAACCAAAACGTCGTCTGTAATGGATTTAGTTCATTTACATAAGCTATCACAGTAGACTTGGATATATACGAATTTTGCAATTTCAACTCATTAATATATTTCATATGCAACGCAAACATATGAGTTTTGAATTGTTTTGGAAACTCTTGAAGAGTTTTTTCTTTTTTGATATAACAACTCAAATAATTCTGAAATATTGCGTTCGTAAATAGATGTAGTTGATCGCGAATTTGACAAAATTCATTCTTACACTCAGGATGAGCAGATAAAAATTCCTTCACCTTTCCTTCTTTGCGCAAGGATAAATATAGATATTGCATCTTGTATTGTGTCCTGTGTAATTCTTCGTAAACAGGATTTCGTATTTTACATCTCTGTCCCATTATTTTATCATAAATCATAACACCCAGAATATCATAAGAAGTGTTCATGGACGCATAGTCGCGAATAAGATCCGAATAACTTGTCCAGTTTTCATAGATTTTCGGTTTTTTTACGCAAGGTAAAATAATATCACTCTTGTCTACAACATAAATATAAGCTATATCTTGGTCGCGGTTAATAATCTCAAATACTTGTACCAAATATATCATCGGCTTTGTAATTGGAAGAACGATCTTATTTCTTGGATGTTGCAAAACAAAACTATAGCAATAATTATGTTGTAGCATATCAAATGTTAACCCTACCTCTGAACATGCTTCAATAAACATTTTATAAAAAGGATTCTGTTTTGACTTTGAACTTGACTTTACATTTATAGATCCGATCGTGAGTTTTGTAGCAATTTCCCAACCATTGTCCCAAAACACATTGATCATTGTTCCCTCTATAAACTCTTCTGCAATAATCGCATAGCCATTTTCACTCGGATTCGGAAATGTCTTGATAAAGTTATCCGAATGAATCGCCTTGGGTGGGGCAATACACACAGCTTGTCCTTTTTCGTTTTTAATGACAGAACGATAGATGCCATGAGTGGGTATTAGATCAACACATAATATATCTTTATCGTAATGCATAATTGAATACTTTTTATTTGAGTCCGATGATATGACAGTCTTGAGCTTTAGTAAGGAGGTATCGCCAGTTAAAGAATCGTTGAGATTGCATATCATGAGTATTATATATTAATACGACATATCTTTATACTTGTACTCTATCAAATTTCAAAGCCTATTTTACCAAAAAAGAATATAATAAAATTTCTATCATAAATATAGAACACTTATGTTTGAAGAAGAAGAGGAAAAAATAAAGGATACAGACTCGGAACAAGAAGAGGAAGAGAATGAGGAAAAAAAAAATGAGGATGAGAATAAGAATGATGACGAGGATGAAGACGATGATAATTCAGAACCAATCACGTTACAATTAGGGGATATTATCACAATTTCTGATCCCGATAATGAAATATTTAATAATCAAACATTTTTAATTGACTATATTGACAAGAACAAAATAAACCTAATTAACGTTACCACTCTAGAAACAAGTCTATTAAAAATAAATAAAGATAATACATTGGGTGCAGGCACAATAGAATCTATTTCTCTCATCAAGCGAAATGAAAAACTCGGTTATGCAAGACAAAATGATTTATTGCCAAATACATGGATCAATATCTATTTTGGGGGTAACGTGCCCACGGTTTTAACTGCGGAAATCACAAATTTGGAAGAAGATATGATTGAGCTTCACACTTATCCTGAAGGAGATACTATTTATATAAATTTTGGATACTCGGGAATACCTGAAGACTTGCCGATTGAAACGATTGAAATTCGTCAACCTCCTGAATCATATACGAGAAAAGAGAGAAAAGGGAAAAAAAGTGAAAGAAGAAAGGAAGGCGAGGAAGGCGAGGAAGGCGAGGAAGGCGAAGCAAAAGAAGAAGAAACAGCAGACGAGGAAGGCAACTTGGATGAGGATGAAAAATCTTCCAATATGGAAGATATTGTAGATATTCCAACGGACATCGTAAAACAAAATATTCGCGATCTTCTTTTGCAAGGTGACGAGATTATATTTGGCACCGACGAAGAGCTTGGACAAATTACCCAATATGTTGAAATGACCGAAGGAAAACAGCGATACAGTATTGAAATGCAAACGAATGATTTGTTAGACGAGATGCTTTCCACAATCCCGAGTTCACAGCGAACTAGAAATGTCCTAACAAATATTCACATCATGATTGAAAGATTCAAACAGCTGCGCACACAGTTTTCCACATTTGATGATAATGGCAATGTGATATCAGCTCTGGTCAAAGAAGCTACATGGAAACCTTTAATCAAAGAACTAATTTCATTCAAGAAAATTCTATATTGGCTCTTGCCTGTAGTAAAAAATGTGAAAAAAGTGTATAATATATCCAATACGCCATTTGAATATCCCGACATTGTCAGTGTAGAAATAAATGAGGATATCAGCAAGATGTCCCAGAGCATTGAAAACTATAAATCCAATAATTTTCCTGATGAACAGAATAAATACGTGTCCCTCATCAATGAGCTCAATCCGCAGTTTACACCCTTTGAATCTATCAACCCAGAAAGTCTACAAGATATCATATATGAGACGTATGTTGGCTCAAATATTACTGCAATCGTAGACAATTTGGGAGATTTTTATTCATCCATCGTTGAAAATGATATGATCAAAATGAAACGATTTGTGATTCAAAAATACAATCTAGGTCTCAATCGCCTGCAAGGGTCACAGTTTACTGGAGGGCGCATGATCGCGCATACTGTCAAATTAACTGCACCAGATGATATATCTATTCGTTCTATCCTCACACTACCCGAGCCGGTCGTACGTTTCTCTCGTATAAATTTGCCCGGAACAGATATTTTGGAGAGAGCGAACTTAACCACCACCTTTTTGAATTATTGGCAGCTTTTGAAGAAGGGAACCAATGTAAACAATGTGGTTATTGATGAGATGGATCATGAAAATGAAAACGACCCTACATTTATTGATAATATAAAAAATTACATGTTGGCGAATCCTGATCCAACTCTCACTATGGCAGAGACATACAAAAAGTTTATTGAAAAACTCGTACCTAAAACGAAAACCTTATTTAGTTTGATCAAGAAATATATCGTTGGTAAAGTTTCATTGGTTGATGCGATTGCTTACTTGGAACCATTCTTGATTTACTCAAACGATATAACCTATATGCAGTATGTAGAAATAAATAAATTTCTGAATGAAAAGGTCTCGGGTTATAACAAATTAATTGTTGAACGCGGCCGCGCATTCAATGGTATTAAGAGTTCCAAATTCTCCCAGCCCTCAATAAATACGATTTATGCTATACTCGGAGAAAAGAGTGAAGAGGTTTTTCAAACTGGATACGGTTACGAAAAAACAAATACAATTACCAATTCCGAATTGTTGAGGCGAATCCTTGCAAAAGATGCTGGACGGTTATATAATAGCGCCATTGCTTTGGAAAGCGTGCCATTCATGTTTCCACAAAATCTCAACAATATTTTTGATCTTGACAAACAGGCGAACAAAACTCAGCTGGAATCCGATTCAGAGAAAAATTTATGCAAGACCTATATAATTGCAAAACAATACACATCCATGAATGAGCTAGACGCAGACAATAACAAAGACATTTATTTTGACAAACGATTTGATAATACGCGCTATTCTATCCTTGACGATTATGAAAAAGACATGGCAAAAATGGATCCCGACGCATTTGTTGATTTTCTAGTGGAGAAATTGAAGAAAAATCAAAAACTATCTACCGAGGACGCCATTTACTTGGCAGATACATTAATCAGCGGGATTAAAAAGGTGACAGATGGACAATATGCATTCATTTTTGATATTCGGTCTGAAAAAGATCTTACATACTACAGACGCGTAAATAATGTGTGGCAAGCGGATGACACTGTAGATAAAAGTTTTTTTGCGAATGATAACAACATCATGTGTAATCTTCAAGAGGAGTGTATTGAAGCGAATCAAAGATGCATAACGATGGATATGGATAAAGGAGATATTCGTGAGCATGTTTTGGGAGACATAATTAACGAGTTTGATCACAAGTATGAACTCTCCAAGCAGCAATTAGAAGGAAAAATCAAACAAGAATTTGACTATTATACTTCCATCAGTGATAAACTATCTAGCATAGAATATGATCGCGTTTTCCAATACAACAATAAGCAATTTCTCATGGGGTATAATGGCGGACAAGAGGGTAACGATGGTAAACCGCAGCTGATATCACCATATATGCCGCTGCTTAATTTGATTATGGGGCAGAGAGATTTTGTCAAGAAACAAAATGATTTAATTCGTTTTGCAATTGAGTTTACGAGAGAAGCCCTAGAAGAACCCGCCTTAGAGGAATCTATCTACTGGAGATATTGCATCAAGTCAAACGCGCAGCTTCTCCCCGAGTTCCAGTATAAGTTAGCATGCGCCTTTATCAATGATCCAGCGACGTACAATATGACGGTAGAGTATTTAATTCAGCAGATTGGCAAGTTAAGTGATGATGGAGATGCATGGGTGGATAAACACAGTGGACGCGTCATCAAGATGATTGACTTTGACGTGGAAGAAGGATATGAGGCAGGATTCAAAGTGCGCAGCCGAGAGATGATGGAACAAGATGCCGGCGCGACATTGATTCAATCTCTTTCCGCGACGCCAAAGATTCAAACACACGAGATAAAAGTATGTAATAATATAATCACTGCATACGCTACTTCAATGGGTATTAATATTGAAGACCAGAGAGAATTCATGGTAAACACGGCGACAACCACTTTTCTATCCATCCTCCCACAGGAATCAACATACAAAAAAGAGATTCAAGAAATGGCAAAAAAAAATAAGACGATTCCTCCGTATAATGACGTATATAATTCATTGCTTTTATATGTTACTACCGGAATGTTTCTTATTGGGGTGCAGACCAGCATTCCTTCTATTAAATCTAGAAAAACGTATCCCGGATGTATCAAGTCATTTGATGGATATCCAATGGAGGGTGCCGGCGACGATAGTGCATTAAATTATATCGCATGCGTTGCATATAAAATACGAAGCCCGGCTGAACCGTGGTATGTTTTGAGCAAAAAGAAGGTTCAATTTATTGCCGAAAAGGTAAAGGCTACAATCCAGGCCTATTTCCTTTCCCATCCCGAGGTGGTGCGTAAATTTCAAGAAAAGGCGGAATATCTCTTGTCAAATCCACCGGAAGAAATACCGGCAGAACATGATATTAGTCGTTGGTCGCAGTTTTTACCTCCTCTGCTTCCCATAAAGATCACCAAATTGGCGAATATTACATCAGAATTCAAAAGCAAGTTATTCAGTGATTTAAAATCTGGGAATAAGCATCAGCATCAAAATATCTGCGTTGTTGAATCCAAGATTATTCAATATTCTCTCTATTTGCAAGAGAGAATACAAAAGGTGATAGACAAGAAGAAACCGATTCTTACGAATATGGCGAATGTTCCCTTCTTGGAAAACGCTTGCTGTAATGAAAAAGAGACGAATCAAAGCACGATTGATTATTTTATCCAAGAGGATCCAGAGATTGGATCGTGCAATAAAATCGTCTTGGAACTTGCAAATATCTTGGATGATATAGTAAACGTTACTAGAGCCTATTTACTGTATAGCAATCAAAATACGAAAAATGTTTATCCTGCAGTGAAACAAGAGTTTAGCGAAGACACCATCTACAAGGCATTTATTATTTACTGTAGATTCAACTCTTTAATTCCCATGTCTGAAGAACTCGCCTCGTTATGCAGTGAAAAACCTACCAACATAGGACCGAATGAATCAATGAAAGAGATGATCCTTAAATTGAAGAGCGATGGACGATCATATACAAATGCATCATTGTTGCGTCTTCTGCAAATTATCAGTAGAAGAAATATAATCCATATATCAACTGATTTTGGAGCAGTATCTACCTCAATTCAAAAAGTGCGCGAAGTTCTGGAATTTTTGGACGATCAAAACGATGCGGTTGTCTATCCCGCCCTAAGAGAGATGTTGGAAGAAAATGTAGACACATTTGACATGGCAATTGAGTCTGATTCACATTCCATGCGAACATTGAAAAATCATTTGGCGCGTACTAATGCAGAAATGAAAAAGACCATTACAGAATTCATCAAGAAAAACAATAATCTTTCTGGAAGACAAACTCGCACAATAGATACATTGTTGAGCGACTTGCTTATGTGGAGCGAAGATACAGATGCAGATACAAATACAGAAAAGACATTCGGAATCATTGATTCAGACAGCTACAATTATATCCAGTTTATCAAGACATATATGCAGAATATGGTGAAGATTTTCCCCAATATTATATTAAATAGCGTAGACTACGACACTGTAAAGATTCAAAAATACTTGGGTCTCTCCAGAACGCACGAGATGGATATTAAAAAGATAATTAAGGAATACTATTCTAGGTTGCGCTCATTTTATTTGAATAAGATACTCACATCTACATTGCAAACTATCCAAGAAAATGGGGAGACTCTATTAATGCTCGCGATGGAGACGCCGTATTTTACGGCCATTCGTTATGGAGAGAAAGAGACCTATTCTGTTTTTGATAAAAGAACTAGTATGTTGCTATTTGAGCAGTATTTCTTGCTCGTCTTAACAGAATATGTGAATTTATCCACGAATGAAAGCATGTTGTTTGAAACAGTCGGCTCAGAGCAAACAGTAGAAGATGTGTTTACTGTAGAAGATTTAGAAGAGCGTGAACTACGAACTGATGTGGTCAGCGAAAAATTTGAGAATGAGATTTTACTACAAGGAAATCAAAAACAGCTGAGAACGAATATCGCGAATCTCTTGCTAGCTTACTTGCAGATTATGAAAGATCACAAGGATATCGTATCCAAGTCATATGACAGCATCATGGATAACGTATTCAAGTTACAAGAGAGAGAGAAAGACACCTTCACAGATCGCCTCAAGGCTATGACAGACGAAGAACGCAATGTAGACAATATGTTAAAGGCGAATAAATTGGGAGCGTGGAGCAAAGGACTTCAAAAGGGTTTGACTAGTTATGTCAAAGAGACATACGACGACGAGCGTGAATTTATGGATAAAATTGCGCAACATGAGAAGACATTGAGAGAAAACCCTGATGTGACAGACAACAACATCAATCAATATATGGAAGATTATTTAGCCGATCTAGATAATGAGGTGAATATTGAAAATGATGCCTACGATATGAGAAATATGAATGATGATTATGATGACGGTAACTTTGAGGCCGAAGAGGTTGAAGACAATGAAGATTATTTATAACCATAAAAAATTGAAAGTGTTTGTATTGCCGACATCAAAAGCACAAAGGAGATAATACACAATGGCTCAATTTCGTCCAAAATCATTTGGCTCTACTATAATCTTGGCAGATGAATTAGTTATGGGGAGAGGCTATGTTATTGGGTATACGCATGGATTTATTTTAGGAATATACACATTTTGTGGAAAATATATACCTCGTTATCCAAATATTACACAGATACCGGATCATATTTATTCTTATTTCAAAGATAAAGACAATAAACTGTTTATCTTTGAAAATATCAGCCACGTATATTTTGACACTGAAGAAACTATAAAAATTAGAAAACAAATAGAATACGAAATAAGTTTCGTTCAGTTGATGTTTAGTCGTTGTAATATTCCCCATGTTCTGGCCAAAGAGGTGAACTATTATACGAATACTTTTGGAAAGGGTTAACGTTAACTCTTTCGTGCCTGAAGTAACCATATTCATCCGGCATTCTTTGCTTCGCCGATCCTGAATATGCTCATCGCTCTCCATCGCTTCGCGTCTCCTGCTCCTCACAAAATATGGTTACTTAGTCACTCAAAAATTCCCTTTCAGGCATGAAAAGATTTAAAACATACTTTTGGAAAAGTATGCGAGGTGCTGAATTCGCGAAGCAAAGAATGCCGGATGATTAGGATGAGTAAAAACAAGAATTATATGTATATAATACATATACATATGAACCGAAACTTTATCAATACAAATATTCCATTAGTCTCTATTACGCTGTTTATCATTCTTTTTGGTATTACGCAATATGCAAAACCCTCTTTTTTGTATAATACGGACGGGTCCCTCCGCCGTTTTGGTGTAGGATTCAGGAACAAAACGATTCTACCGATGTGGTTGTATGCCATTGTTCTAGGAATCTCGTGTTATTTAGCCGTCCTTTATTACTTGGAATTTCAGCAGTATGTTTAGAAGTGGAATCATGCGGTACGGTATATTCATCTGACATTCTTAAAGAATGCCGGATGAATATGTATTACCCACTAGCATAAAGGGTCGCCTTAGCATTCGCACTATCTTTCGCAGCAGTTGCCTGTTGTGCAAGATAATCAGTATATTTATTTTGTAATATATTTGGATCAGTTGAACAAGGTTGAGTGGTAATATTGAACTGTACAATGGATATTAGTAAAATAGCCGTGTAAATATACCAAAAAGCCTCGCCAATGTTATCGCGAATCACGACTAAATCAAGAAGCGCCTGTTGTTTAGCCAATGTTTCTGCGGATTCCAGATTATCTCTGAATTTATCCTTGAATAGGGGTTGCAGAACTTGCCAATAATGAGCAAAATTGCCCGGCACAATTTGATTAATAAGTATTGACATGTTTCCAAATAATTTAATAATCGCATCAGCTGCATTTTGCATATCTTGTCTTGTTTCCCTTGCTCCGCCTGATTGCACTTCTGGAGAAGATCCTTCATCTGCAGTCTCCTTCTCTATTTTATTATTGATATCTGGATCAACCAGTAATTCAGTCAATAAACTATTTGCGGATCCGGCTACCGCAAAATATCCAAGCACATCAGAAAACGCACCTTTAAATCCAGGAAACAATATCAAAGCCACAATTACCATGCCAAATATAAATAACCATGGTACAAATGTGAGCATAGCTGCTGTAGCCATGTTTGAAGTTGCACTACCCCCACATTTGCTCATAACAGTTGAAGTATTCAATCCAAATTGAATCAACATTACCAACATAAAATATATCATAACCATAATTTGACTATTTTTAGTGTATGATAAATAGTCAGTCTTGTTATACAAAATATCAATCGTGAGTTTTGGTTTTATAACTGCAAAATAAGCAACTGTTAGTATGATAAAGGAAAAAATATTGACATATGTATTGTCTCCTGTGGTTGTTGTAGTAGTAGTTTTAGTTTTAGTGTCTGCCATAGATATTGTGCACAAAAAAATTAAGTTTTATCGCTGTATAGATTACTCTACACTCCAAGTAAATGGATTACCAAGAATTCTCTAAACCTTCACTCATTGAGCCTGGTGTAAAGTTCTTTTTGAATCAAACGTTGCAACAATGTAAGGAATTCAAAAACAAATATAATAATATTATCTTTAATATTTGTTTTTTTCTTTTGTTTGTCTTTACTTTAGGAGCCATTTTACTCTATAAATACAAAGGAAAACTCACTCCATCTGAAAAGAAAAAACAGGATAGAGACAAACAGCAATATATTCTCTCTAAAATTAAAAACTTTCAAGATGCTAAGCGTATCGCACATCAAGAGTTGATTACTGGGTTGCCTACATGGGAGAATGAATATGACATAATTACAAAAGGCAGGAGACTATAAATGTTGATTATTTTTGTTATAGTATAGTTGTTATAGTTTTACAAAGTAAATATTTCTAAAAGTATATATAAAATGAACTCTACAGAATTCAAGAATGGTTTGAATGTGTATTATCAATTGAAATCGCAATACGAAGAAAATTTACGCAAAGAAAAGAAGAAAATTATCGGTAATGCAAATCTGAGTTGGAAAGAAAAGAGAATTGAGTTTAAAAAGTTGCGACCAAAATGTATAAATTGTAAACGCCCTGTAGGTACATATTTTAGCACAACATTTAATAAAGAAGAAGATGGCAGGATTGCCAAAGCGTTATGCGGTTCCAAAACAGACCCGTGTCCGTTGGATATAGAAATAAATCTAGGTACAGTTCTCTCTATCCAGGATTTCTTGAATACTGACGAGACTGATATTGGAAAATTGAAAAATACAATTATAAAGGACAAGAATGATTTGTTGTTTGGTTATATTACTGCTGAAAGCGCCATCCAAAAATTTGATGCATTGAAGGAAGAGTTATCAAGAAACACATCTAGTTACGAAATTAATCTGGAAAAATTCATGTTTCAATCTGACAACTTGAAAAAGAGGGAGATATTGAAAAAATTACAGCTAGACATTCTTGCCGATATCGCTTCTTTGAAGAAAGCTGTAAATGATTATGACCGGTCTCAAGATGTACAGTTTGTGAATGACGCAGTAACTCTATATATTGAGCAACTATTACCAAAAGTAGAACAGCGCCGTGAACTCGTATATCCGTATAATAGTGTAGAGTGTGCGAATGATATTTGCACCCTTATTCAAAAAAAAATTACAATAGAACAAATGGAAGATAATTATTCTGTGAGTGATATAGGTGTAAAAAAAATAGAAATGGGTACTAAGAAACCGCAACGGCAACGTCTACAAGAGGAATAGTATCTTTATTTATGAAGCAAAAAATGTAGATATAATATAAGATACCATGTTCTTCAAGTTCATATCTTGGCCTGTATTCATTGTTAGTTTAGCTATAGGGCTACTTTTCGTCTATATTTATGGTGAAGATATTAAACCTATTTATATTTATCCTACGCCGGATAATATTGAACAGCTACTTTACAAGGACAAAGCCGATAACTGTTTTGAATTCAAGTCTACTGAAATCAAATGTACGGATGACGCCAAGAATATACCTATGCAAACAACAAAATAGGAGTCGCTTACCGACGAACAGAATTAGGAGGTAAAATAATGGATAATTTTAAGAGAAGAGGGTTTAGTGAGGAGCCGGAGTTGCGAAGCAACGGAGAGTGACGAACAGAATCAGGAGGCAGGATGATTCTAAAAATCATAAAAAGTATAATCTCACAATACTATAGTAATAACGATGCATCTAGGTAAGCTTATACATACACGAACAGGAAGGTATGTATTATCTATTATTTTGGGATTTGGATTGGCTTCTCTCTTTAGAAAGGTTTGCAAGGGTAAAAACTGTATTGTCTTTCTGGCGCCTCCTCTAGAAGATGTTCAAGGAAAGGTCTTCAAATATAACGACAAATGTTATAAATATGAGGCTGTATCCACAAAATGCGATTCAAATAAAAAAACTGTTTCGTTTGCGTAATTTATTATAATGAAGCAATATTACAATAAATTATATGTCTGACACTGGCACAACAAGTATTTTAGATTTACCTGTAGATCCTGCTGGCGGGGGGAGCAATATTGCCCTTTCGGCGACTGAGCCGATTCAGATGGGTGGAGGTGCTGGAGGACCTGGAGTCGCTCTAGATCAAGGAACTATAAATCGCATCGTGAATGGATTGCAACAAGCTAGCGCTTCGGGTGCGACACAGCTGGCTTCGCGAGACATCCCGCAGAATACAGAACAGATTATGCGGGATCCACAGATTCAACCGAATTATATTCCACAAGCGCAGATGCAAACACAGGATTATATTCAGCATGCGGAAGCCAATGATGAAATCCTAGAAAAATATAATAAGCAGGCGTCCAATGCGAATTCATTGGACGCAATGTATGACGAGCTACAGGCGCCTCTTTTATTGGCTGTTTTATTCTTCCTCTTTCAATTGCCCTTTTTCAAAAAATACATGTTTACATATCTACCGATGTTCTTTTTGAAGGATGGAAACTATAATATTTACGGCTTTATATTTATGAGTTTTTTCTTTGGTTTGGTCTATTACTTATTGAGCAAAACGATGAATAATTTCAACAAGTTCTAGTCAGTACATGTCATACAACATATATATATTGGTACGTATAAAATACCACAAATAATTGAGCCGATTGCCTTTGTTGCCTTTTTAATACAATAATAAACTGGAGCAAATCTAGGGCGACGCAAATAATAATCTGCGCGAGACCAAGCCTTTCGGTCCTTTATATATTGCTTTTCGCGCTCTTCCAAATCAGCAAATTTCTTTTTATATTCTGTATTGCTTTCCTCAAATATATTATTAAACTGTATATGAGTTATAATTTTTTTCTTTTCAGTTCTAATATACTGTTTTTCAGTGTCAAGGCGCGAACGCTCTATTATAAGAGATTGTTCAAGAATCGCCTTGGATCCATTGCTTTGCGAATTCCGATCCTCCACTGCTTCGCGTCTCCGGCTCCTCACAATACTCGGTATTTCAACTGTAGATTGTTCAGACATTTATGTTATAATGAATATAACATAAAAATAATTTAGGAATCAATTTTTTCAAAGTTTAGTAAGGAGCCGGAGTTGCTCTACGAAGTGTGCAACGGAGAGTGACGAACAGAATCAGGAGGCAGGATGCCGGATGATTCTAGATATGCACGTCCTCCTTGTAATTGTATTGCGAACACATACTGTGAAAATCATGCTGTCCTTCATGATCTGACTTATTATCACCCTCTTCTACAGCAATCATAGGGCTTATTAATGCGCGTTTGCCAAATTTCGTAATCGTCCAGTCTGGATTGTAAGGAATAACCTCTAAGTTATCTAGCGCATATTGTACGGTAAATTTTTCCAAAATAGAGTGAGCGTGGGCTCGGGAAATCAAATACATTTGTGATCCCCAAATATCATCGGGATAATTGTGATAAGAGTAATTATCGTCATTTTTCAAAACAGGAAAATGCCAATTTCCATGAATGGTATAAGGAAACAAGTATCCAAGCAACAACAAATCTAATTCCATGTCAGTAAACTGTTTTATAATATCAGGGAGATGTTTATCAAAATATTTAGAAATATAAATATCATCTTCGCAAATAATGCAGTGTTGATCTTGTGTATTCTCAAGAAAATGGCGAATTGAATCTAGATGTTGCAGCATGATAGAGCTTGTTCGTTTGTAAGGCACATTGTTGTCAACCAATCGCGCGTCTTCCTCAGTCACCGGATCAACAAAATAGGGCTGCATACCTACTTGTTGAAAGCGATCAACCATGCGTTCTTTTCGCGCGTTATCTCTGAAATTGATCACATAAATTGGAACCGATGCCATAACCGTAAATATATTGTCATTCAGAAAAAGCTTTAAGTTATAATTTATAATTTCAAAAACAAACATTTCTCGTTTTCCATAAAAATATTCATTATACGCAAGATATAATGAATGTTCAAGAGCACGTTAACAAATTAATTGAAGACATTCCAAAACCCGACAAAACAGAAAGGTTGGATGTTGTTTTAGATGGAGGTGCTTTCAATGGTTCATATTTGATTGGCGCTATGCATTTTTTGATGGAAATGGAAAAACGCAATTATGTGTGCATAGAGAGAATATCCTGTTCAAGTATTGGCTCCTTTGTAGCTCTCGCTTATCATGGAAAATGTTTAGACTTTTTTTCCAATGATTTATATGGAATCTTACGAAATCAATTCACAAAAAAATATAATTTGAATGCATTTCAGGTGGCATTCAATAAATTATCGGAATTTTTGCCGAAGAATATACACAAGCTAATGACGAATAAGGTATTTATCGCATATTACAATATCGTGACTGGTGAAAAGGTTATAAAAAGTAAGTTCAAGAGCAGAAAGGACGTTTTTGAAACGATAAGACGTTCATGTAGTGTGCCATTTATAATAGATGGATCATTCGCTTACAAGAATAAGTTTGTGGATGGGCTAAATCCATTTATATTCCCATCTGAGAAAGGGAAAAAAGTATTATATATGGACCTGATGGGATACGACAAGATAGGTTTGGTTATGAATATAAAAAATGAGAAGAACAATTATCACCGTGTTTTTTCAGGACTATTGGATATTTACACCTTTTTTCTGAAAAAGAGTTCTACAAGTATGTGTAGTTTCGTTGGAGAGTGGACAATTATTCACACGGTGCATTATAGCGTAAAGATTATGGTAGAATTATTGGTATATTATTTTCTTATTTTGATGAGACCGATAGTAAGGTTTTCATATTATAGTCCGCCTGTCTTAATGATATTTAAAAAATTGTATATAATTTTGGTCAAAGAGTTTTGGGTGTAGTGAGGAGCCGGAGTTGCGAAGCAACGGAGAGTGACGAACAGAATCAAGAGGCAGGATGCCGGATGATTCTAATCGGTTCCTTTCCATTTCTCCTTCTCCATTCCGCATTCTCCTCATATTCATCCGGCATTCTTTGCTTCGCCGATCCTGAATATGCTCGTCGCTCTCCGTCGCTTCGCGTCTCCTGCTTCTCACAACAACACCCACCCAAATGGCTTAAAGAATCATGTTGCAATCCTTGTCAATAACAGTCTCCTTGGCAACAAATCGGATAATTTTATTAAACTCTTTCTCCTCGTCCTTTTCATCAGTTGGACCCATAGATTGTACCATTAACTTCAGGTACTTGTCATTTTTCCTACTATCATATTTATCGCAACCCGGATTGGCCTTTTTCCACTCGGGGATCATGCAAATATTTTTATTCGCAATCTGTTTAATTGCTTTCTTTAAGGTAGCCCTGTCGCTTCCCTCTTTTTCCCATTTATTATCGCTTTTCACATGAATAATTTCTCGCTTCAAGTCGCTGCAGTGAATAGGTCGTTTATATATATCAAGCTCCTTGAGGCCGCGCATAAAGACCCGCGATATTCCTTCAGCGAATCCATATTCTCCTGTATTTTCCAAGTCTTGAATCTGCAGTTGTAAGGAGTTTACGAATTCACTAATATTCAGAGCATCCTTGCATTTTTCATTCAAGAATACGTTCAAGTTGAATTTATTATTGTTTATCGTGTTAGTATTATTGTGGCAATTTGTCATTATACTTGTGCTTGTTTTAGACAGCTCTATTATCTGCTTCGTCAATTCTTGATTTTGTCTCACAACATCCATTACCAAACAAGTAAGAGTTTGTATATCATTTGATGAAGTATCTTGCACCATAACCGTATTTTCTGTGTCAGCTACATTGCATTTTTTTTTGTGATGGTACAAGCTCTGTCTATGTTTATATTCAGCGCCACATAAGCATGAAAAGACATTTTCGGCTCCTAAAAGAGCCGGATGTAAGTATTTGTAAGTATTTTGATGTTTCAGTGTCAAATAGTGTCTTTCTATAGACGATTGTTTGCTGCATACAAAGTTGCATTTTTCGCAGAGAAAAGGCTGGCTCTTTTTCGGCTCTTTCTGTAAGTATTTGGAAGTCATAATATACTTACAGAAAAAGAGCCGAAGATTTCTCCGAAAAAAACGATTTTTTTATCGTAACAAATTGAAAATTAAAATTTCTGGCTTATGGTCTCGTCAGTCACAACTACTCACAAAAATCGGATTTCCAAGACTTTTCTGGCCAAGTCAAAAAAGGACAAAAATAAATGTCCTTTTTTCATTTCCCCAAAATAGTCTTGGAAAAAAGTTTGAGCGAATTATATAATAAATGGGTCCGAAGGGCTTAAAGACGCCTTCGGGATTTCGTCGTGTTGGGTTTTGATCGCCTTTTTTTGATTGTCTTACCATGTATCTTGTCAGACAAAAACCTCTCATAAATCGTCTTTTTATAATCTTTATAAAATCTATCCATCCTTTTTTCATGAATTGACTTTTGGAGTCTGGTAATTTCGCGAAAAAGGGGGGTATTTTTCACCGGATTCAGCTCCCGACTCGCATTCTTAAACGTCAATGTTTTGGTCTTATGTATAACAGTATCTGACGGTATATCATAATACTCTGTAAATGTTTTATCAAATGATCCATAACGCATATCTTTCTTGTTTAAATCCAGTAGAGAAACAAGCTGATTCAGCTTTGCTTCGCTGGTACAATCCACTTCCATATAAATCGGAAGCCCAGGTATAATATCAATTGTGATTTCATGTGCAAGAGGATGCGACCATTTCTCTCTCATCGTTTCTTGATATGATTTTTCATCAATACCAATCGCTTTTAAAAAGGCGACTCCTTTGTCAAACGACTCATTAATCGTTACTTCGCATTCTTCAGGAAACTTCTTATCGTTGAATATTTTAGTTGTCATTGTTATTTTTTTCCCTTCATCGCGTATGCGCACAAAACCGGGCTTGTCACCAGATTCCTCGCATCGTTTAAAAATAACGCGATAAAATTTGATCGGCGCATGAACCAGTTTTGCTCCATGCGCTCTTAGCTTTTTTCTCGTAGCTATCACATCTATATTTAAAAATTTAGCTTCAAATTCTTGAGGCATTATATATATACACTGTAAAAAAAGTACAACAAATATACATATACAATATGATCAACCATCCTAGTAACTGCTTTTTTATGATAATAGCCGGAAGAGTGCGTATTCCAGATTTTTACCTACATATTTATATTTATAATCACTAAAATATTCTCTAGAACAGTCACAGTACTTACCACAACTACCTCCATACTCGCATGAGGCACTGAGGGATACTTTAGTTATATAATAGTTAAACTCACCATTTTCTTGGACGGTTCGGGATAGCATATCTGAAGATTCATATTCCTCATTGCGTTTAATTATTTTGCGTTTATTTATTTTATTAATATAATCCGACATTCTGTCTCCTAATTCTGTTCGTCGTCTTTCGCTGCTTTGCGACTCCGACTCCTTACTACAATATGCTAATTTATATTTTGAATTATGATTATTATATGTGTCTAATGGGCAATAGTTATCAAAGGTTATATTTTTATAATCATGATATTTTTGTATAAGAAAACCATATATCTCCCTCTCCAGCTCAATCGGCAGCGTTTGAATATAAGATCCCAACGATTTGTTCATTTTATAGGCGAATAGTTGAATTGAATCATGTCGCATAATTCAATTCAATTTTTTTGTGATGACGGGCTCTCATTCAACTGACTTTCTCTCTCTCCCTCCTTCTGAAATCACCACCATTTACGTTTTGTTTTATTGTGTTTTCTTGCATAAATATTGCGGGCCGTTGTAACTCTAGGTCTTTGTTTATATGCTGGTTTAACTGGAACTGATTTAGTCCCGGACTCAGACCCAGAAGGTCTGTACATAAGAAAATACTCGTCATATTCGCGAGTACCTCGTTTATTTTTGAGTTCGTTGAATTTTTTCACCTTTTCTGCACGCATCTCTTCAACCGTCTCTTGGTGACCGTAACAAGTAATGCTAAAACGGCGCAATAATCCCTTTTGTTCCAGGCGATTCTTCTGCTGCACATTAAATAAGAACTCCGACATGCATATAATGCGGTCGGCAATCAAATATGGACGATCTGCATATAAAAATGCCAGGTAGAAACTCAACATTGTATCAATGCTGGCAATCTTCACTTTTTTACCTCCTATGTTGATACTATTGAAACTGTGACATCCTATCGGGTGATAAATAAAAGCAATCGTATCGTTCCCCACAATAATTTCATAACTTACCGGAATCACATCACCCAGCGCCTCGTGTTTTTTTATTTTTACATTTTTCATACCAATATCTAAAAGGCGCTCTCTCGTAATCTCTGCGGTTACCTTGGGATCATTTGATAGAACATCAAAATCTGGGGTTTTCTCCAATTGTTTTTGTTGTGCCTTGGGCATGTATTGTCTATACATGGATATGGCATATCCACCGAAAAAAACGACGCCTTGATTAATAAGCACATTCTTAACTGTATCATAAATAAGATTTTCATTCGCTTGATCTTCCATTTTCCTTTGAAAATCAACAGTTGAGCATTGTTTTTGAGAAAGTGGATAATGCTTATTTAATAGAGTGAGCCGTTTCAAAATCTTCTCCCATCGTCCAGTATCTCCAGCTGGACGAGAAAGTTCCAAATACATGGACATGCGCAAAAAATTTGGTGGACAATACATAATTCCTGATACGCGAATGGCTTCTTTTTTTAATGCTTGAAAGAGCCCCTTGGGCAAATTTGTAATATCTGCAATCGGAACATAATTTACAAATACCTTGAACGTACCGTGATGTTGACCCGCCTTGGCTTCCACCTCAGTATATCCTTTTTTGAAATAGATATCAGCCAACTCTTTAGCGTCGTCCAAAGCATTGGCACTAAAGAAATCGTAATCGGGTATTTCTGCTTCTCTATCATAAAACTGATCGTCCTTTGGCAATATATTATTAATAGCGGTTCCACCATAACAAATCAATGTTTTTTTCTTTAAAAAATTCTCTACAATGGTTATGATTTCTTGAATCTCTGGCGACGAAACTACGCGTTTTCCAATCTTCTCTTGAGCTAAATCAATGGAATGGCGGAGGATCGCCAACTCACATTCTTGAAAATTCATTTTTTGAGTACATAACGATTTCATTTGTATTTGTATACATTATGTAAATACAAAAAAATATGAAGTATTCTACGTTTTATAACTATATAAACCAGCTGGATCCGCCGTAGTTCGGGATGCATAACTGAGATTTGGATTGGGGGGAGTAGGTGCTGCAATATATACAGGAATATATCTCAATGGAACTGGTTTCAAACAGAATGCGTGACCACATGAATCAAAAAATGTGCTATCTTCACTCAAAAATGAGTCGGGCATTTGATATCGCATAGCCACCATTTGACACCCTAGCCCGCGAGCAACAATGCCACTAGGATTTACTGGATTTGTACCCTGATCGGGCAAACAAATTGTCATTTGTAATTTGTTGTATTCTATCAATTCATTCATATCTGGTGTAAATTTCACATCATAGTAATTCAATGCACGCATAAATGTTGACCCGCTTGTCATATTGACAAACTCGCGAAAGTCATCATTCTCTATGAACGACGTGTTGGTCTTATCTGCGATAATAATTATTTTGTTACATAATTGCAATAACGGTACGCTTCCCAAATTTTGACTAATCATAACACCGCTTGCATCTGAGTTACACCCGCTATATTCGCAACTATATTGAGGTCCCAATAGGTAATCATCCATGCCCTTCAACAACTTCGCAAAGTTTGTATACATCTGTTGGTTTGAGCTTTTCATACGGAAATGCAATATGATAGGGTCTGTAGGATTTGGACACGTGCCATTTGCCGATCCCATAGCGAAATTTTTCAAAGTCAATAAGACGTCAGAGAAAGGAACAAAATTATATGTCTCCTTCACATAATAGCTATCCACCGTAGATGTTGCGACAACAGGTTGATTACCGATGGAATATATCTCAAAGTCAAATCCGCGAACCCCTTGCTTAATTAAATCCTTCAAAATACAAATAGATACCACATCATTCTTGCTTTTTCCACCACTGCAAGCATTATATGCTGTCTTGATGTAATAATCTCTCAACTGATGCTGATAATTCATGGGGGAATTAATATCCACATTTGTAGAGGCTGATGTAATAGTAGCGATTTTACCATCCAATAGATACTTTTTATCAAATGCACTACATTCTTTGGATTCCAAGTTTCTCATGCGATAAAAATTGAAAATCATTAGCAAAACAGAAAGCATAATCATAATTATTATTATCATAGATGCAAAAGATTCGTTCATTCCTTGTATCAATTTGGCCGGATCTGTGATATTATTCCAAACATGACTTAGACCCTGCGACATTAGATTTGCCATGCTAGTAAGCCTTTTTTTAATGTTTTGTCCCATAGTTGAGCTTTCCATATAAAAGATATATATTATATCTATAAAAAGAAAAGTTAAAAATAATACCGTTATATATAATATATACATGGCTGGAGGACTCATGAACCTCGTTAGCGAGGGACAACAAAATATAATACTTAATGGAAATCCTAGTAAAACCTTTTTCAAATGTACCTATAGTAAATATACCAATTACGGATTGCAAAAGTTTCGTGTGGATTTTGAAGGTGCTAAAACATTGAAGCTGTCTGAAGAATCCACGTTTCAATTCAAAGTTCCACGTTATGCAGACCTTTTGATGGATACATATTTAGTTATGCAATTGCCGAATATTTGGTCGCCGATCTATCCTCCCACCGATGACACTGGTAATCAATGGGCGCCTTATGAATTCCGTTGGATAGACAATATTGGAGCAAAAATGATCAGCAAGATTTCTATTACTTGTGGAAATCAGACATTACAGGAATTTACCGGAAACTTTCTAGAAGCGCAACTTCAGCGCGACTTTGACGGAACAAAGCGATACCTATTTGAGCAAATGAGCGGCGGCACAACCGACTTGAATGATCCAGCCAATTATGGGTCGCGTGTTAATTCCTATCCAAATGCTTTTTATACAACAGATCCGGTAGGCCCGGAACCGTCTATACGAGGAAAACCGATTTATATTCCATTAAATACATGGTTTGGCATTAAATCACAAAGAGCCTTTCCATTAATATCATTGCAATACAATGAGCTGCATATTAATATAACAATTAGACCTATCAACGAGCTTTTTCGTATTCGCGACGTATTTGACCCAATCAATAATTTTCCTTACGTTGCACCAAACTTTAATCTAGACTATATGCAATTTTATCGGTTCGTTCAGCCGCCACCTAGCATATCTCTCTCCTCGCTCACATACATTGATAAGAGATCTATTTGGAATGCGGATATTAACTTGAATTGCACCTATTGTTTTTTATCCAATGATGAGTCGCGGCTATTTGCATTGAATGAACAAAAATATATATTCAAACAGGTGCGCGAAACAAAATTTTATAACTTGTCTGGTCCAACAAAACTAGAACTGGATTCTCTTGGATTAGTAACCAGCTGGATGTTTTACTTTCAACGAAGTGATGCGAATTTGCGTAATGAATGGTCAAACTATACAAATTGGCCATATAATTATCTACCACAGGATTTATCACCCGCGCCAACTTCGGGCGATTATAATGTTGTAGACCCCCTTCCAGGTGGATCTATATCTATTGGACCAGGTATGAATCCTTCTGGGAAACAAACCGGATTTATGATTACTGGATCCTATAATGCGCAAAATACAAAGGCTATTTTATTAAGTTTGGGTATTCTTTTTGACGGACAATATAGAGAAAATGACCAACCTGAAGGAGTATATAACTATATTGAAAAATACACCCGAACGCCTGGTTCTGCTCCATTTGGTCTTTATTGCTATAATTTTTGTCTAGACAGTGCTTCTCTCTTTGCAGACAATCAACCCTCGGGCGCGATCAATATGAACAGGTTCAATACGATTGAGTTGGAATTCACAACTACAGTACCTCCATTGGATCCCATGGCACAAGTGTTGACAATTTGTGACCCACAAACAGGAAATATTATTGGTATTAATAAACCTACTTGGAGAATTTATGATTATAATTTTGATCTCTATTTTTTTGAAGAGAGAGTGAATGTGGTTACCTTTGTGGGAGGAAACTGCGGTCTAATGTATGCAACATAGTTTTTTTTCTACCAATTATATAGATACTTGGTAGAATGAATGAGATCATTTATAGTTATATAGGTATTGTAATTGTTCAAGTCTGCTTTATCCGTTATTATTTAACCGACTGGGAGAGATTCTATAAAGGACCATCATTTAAAAAACTAGAATATAATGAAAATCATGAAGTAGAGTTAGATAACTTTTGTAAGGATATTTTGTTACAAAGAATCAAAATGTTAGATACAATGAGTTATCAAGATTGGTTAGATTATAATAATAAAAATTGTGTGCTAAAACGAGAGGATAATGAATATTATTTAGCTGCATATGAACAAATAACAAACTCATTACATAATCAAGCTACAGATAATGAATATATAATGCGAGTCAATGCTGAACCAGATTCACTTGGAATGACATATGGAGATTTATTGAAACAGGATAATTATGCATTTTTATTTAGCAGCTTTACACCAAATCCCAATTTAGTAAAAAATATGTTTGATATGACGCATGATAAAAACGAAATTAATAATCTTTCTTACTACTGGTTAGATCCATTGTCTGGTAGAGCTACAAAGAAAAAGGCGATTGTCGGAGTATGGAAAAAACAAGTGGACAACAATCGCAGTTATGAAGGTGTTATTCTTATGGGATATGGTGTGAAGGATATAGAAATTGGATATGCGAATAAATACTATGAATTCATGAGCACCCCCTTTTTAGTTTTAACAAGTTTAGCTACAATCATATCAAGTTTGATTTTATATTTTTCTACAAAGAAAAGGGATATTATCAAACCATTGATTCTTCTCTTTTCTGTAAATATATATTTAATGTTTTTTATGAATACAACGGAAGGTATAACTACATTGGCTGTGGAACAAGACAAAGTAAAGGACATAAATGATGGTATATTAAGCATATCTTTTTTGGTGGCTGTAAATATTTTTATCATTGAAACATTGAAAAAGTTTAAACAAAAATATAGTTTGCATAATGAATCTGCATTTTTATTCTGTCTATCTCTGGTTTTATTGTTATTGAGTCTATACAAGAAGACCAATTATAGTACAATCAATGATATGAGAGCAGAGAGAATCCAAAAACAATTAATGTTCAATCTTTCTATATTCATCAATTTGTTTATTTTAATAAATTATCTTATATTTGTGGGAGGTGATGCTAAACTTATCAAATTACGGTAAAAATCAACTCATATATGCATTCGCAGCTAAAGGTCCTTGGTCCACGAATTCTCCAGATATGCTGTACCTGTTTGAATAATTAATTTCTGTATTTTTCGGTGATTTATATCGTTTTTCAAATAGCTGATAGCTAGCGTCATATGGGTCTCTCCAGACATTTGTACCTTTCATATAAGTGGCCGCTCTGGAATTTCTATCCATAGTAATTAATTTCGCCTTTGTACCAGGATCTGTAGTCAATGCGGAATAATTTGGAGATATCATGGCGTATTTGCCAGCGTCATTATTCCCGCGAACAGGATGTTTCATCATAAATGTAGGACCTTTAGTAGTCGGTTGACAACCGTAACAATCAACATCACTAGAGCATTGTTCTCCAGTAATTGAACAACGTCCTAGAGGACCGCACATATTTTTGCAACTAGTTTTGGTTGTTAATGGTAAATCAACCGAATGTGTTGTATCTCTTCCTTCATTCAGGTTGACGAAACACTCTGTTATGTATTTATTTTCTATTAAATAATGAGCCCATTTCATCAATCCAACAAACAATAAAAGACTGATTAAGGCGAAAAATACGAATAGGTAACTTTCCATTGCTTTCACTATAATATATTATAGAAATATTTTTTCCTATTTTTTGGGAAAGTGAGTCTAATGAGCAATCAAAGTCGCGAAGCGATGGATGGTACGGAAAGACACCGGATTCACAAAGCAAAGAATGACGGATGAGTGTATTGAGGATTTGTATTTGTGAATCAATGGAAAACAAACAAAATGATGGATGATTTTAGTGCTGTCGGAGGAGTAAAACCGTATGATTCACTGTTTTTTTATATCAGTTAAATATAACAAGCCATGGATGTCAGCTCAGAAATTGAAAAAAAAAAGATTCAATCGCAAGTAGTTATAAATTCAATTGACTGGTCTGCTATGGGTAAATCAGTTCTTACTTTTTCATTTCAAATGGTTATCATGTTTTTAATTGGTTCAAGGGTTGTTTTTGCATGTAAAGTAGCACAAGCAAATTATTTACCAACCGATTTGGAGTGTATGCCTTATACTCCATCCAAGGATGAAGAATCGCCGGAATTTGATGATAAAGAACCCAGAGCAAATATTGATATAACATACTTGTATGATAAAAATACAAACAGTTATACAACATATTCCACCAAAATCGCCTTTCAAATAAACAAAAATAATCAAAGCAATTATTTCATTAACATGATTAGAGAAACCGAATATAATTATAAGGTGGATCCTATGATCAAGTTTATTTGTGTTGTTATAAAAAAACTGTTCGCATTCAATTTCAGCGGTGTGTCTGGCTTATTGAATTTTATGAATGGAACATTGAATGAATCCACAATTATAATTGTAAGTGTTGTTTTATTGCGATATTATTTAACTATTATATACTTTATAAGTGTAATTGTTTCTATCATTTTATGTATAACTAATTGCGGTTGGCTATTCAAAACCAACAAAAATAATGTCAAAGGATATAAACATATAACGATTGACAAACCTGTGTGGAGATCATCCGATCCATTCAGTAGTTTTACAAATTTCTTTGGTACAATCTTGTATATGTGGGTTGGATTTTGGGTTGCTATTGGATTGTCATTGTCTCCAATACCCGCAATTATCGCGGTTATATGTGTAATAACCCCAATGATTGCAAAAGCAAAGATCATTGATCCAGATAATCCTACAAAAGATTTGAAAGATTGTGAAACTTATACATTTATGAGTTCTATACGAGGACTCTTGGAAACAAAAATAGACTTATTTATGTTGTTCTTTTGTTTGAATATGATTTATACGACTTTTATACAAGTAACACCTACTGCAGCAATATTTGTTCTCATTGCAAGTATATTCTTCTTATGGATGACAGTGTCATCTAAGAAAATCCCCGATCTAGCTACCGAAGGCTTGCTCAGTTACGATAAAAATGGAAAGACATGTCCACATATTAAAATGACCCAAGTAGAAATGGACAAAATGCTACACGATGAAGAGGAAGATATTGACGATGAAAAGAGACAAAAACAAGATGCGTGGAATAATTCTTTAGTGGGATCAATCGTAGGAGCTGGTAAATCATTGATTGAATTTGGAGAGGATGACACCTGTCCAAATGATGTATCTGAATCCAATGTTGCTTCAACCGAGTTTCAAAGTTCTCAGCTAACATCAACACCCAAAGAATTATCTACTGAAACAAAAGCTGAACATAAAGGAGGGGGCAGCATACGAGACAAAGAATCGTCCAACATTCTTTACTTAGCTAACCCTAATTCGGTTCGTCGTACATCGCTCAGTGACGTCGGCTCCTCTCAAAGTTATTTACTTCATAAGATCAAGAAATTAACGGATACCTTGAAGAAACGCCGATAAAAATATATGGAATCTAATCAATTTACAAAAAGTAAGATATAAAAGGTTTTTGATTTTTTACCTAAATGGGAAAAAAATCAAAAAAAGAGTCAGAACTTCTTCCTTTTGTTAGTATTTGTACACCTACATTTAATCGTAGACCATTTATTCCTTTTATAATTAAGTGTTTTGAAACCCAGGACTATCCAAAGGACAGATTAGAGTGGATTATTATTGATGATGGGACAGACCCGATCGGCGAGTTGGTTGCACATATACCTCAAGTAAAATATTTCAGATATGATGTAAAAATGTCACTAGGAGAAAAGCGAAATATAATGCACGACAAGTCATGTGGTGCTATTTTGGTTTACATGGACGACGATGATTATTATCCACCTGAGAGAGTAAGCCACGCAGTTGATGTATTAAAGAAAAATCCCAAGGCTTTGTGTGCAGGATCAAGTGAAATGTATATTTATTTTAAGCATATCCAAAAAATGTATCAATTTGGACCATATGGTCCAAATCACGCGACTGCGGCCACATTTGCATTTCGGCGAGAATTATTGAGTCAAACGCGATATGAAGACAAGGCGGCTCTAGCAGAGGAAAAACATTTTCTCAAGGATTATACAGTCCCTTTTGTGCAGCTAGATCCAATGAAATGTATACTTGTTTTCTCTCATGTTCACAATTCATTTGATAAAAAAATGCTATTATCGGATGCACCGAATACATACGTAAAAGAATCTACAAAAAAACCCAGTGATTTTGTGAAAGAGACGGATGTGTTAGAATTCTTTATGGTGGATATTGATTCTCAACTTGAGCAATACGACCCTGGAATGCCAAAGCATAAACAAGATGTCTTACAACAAATGAAAGAAATGTCTGAGAAGAGGGAAATTATGCAAAAACAATTACAGGAAGGTCAACTTCGGAGCATGATAAGTCAATATGAAATGAATCTCTCAAAGCTTACATTGGAAAATATACAGTTGAAAGAAAAGGTGGAATACTTGAATAAAAAAATTGGTGAGTTTATTCAAGAAAAATTTGCATCATTAAAACTCTCGTCTTTGACACCATCAAATACAATGATGAAGTAAGATGTTCCGAATGTGGGTGTTGGCTTGATTCTTTCTGTTGAAATCGTCGTAAGCGACTCCTCGCTAAACTAGTGTTTGTCTGTATAATTGGTAATATAAAAAGGAAATATAGCTAAGAAGAGAAGCCTCAACTACTTGAGCTCTGGAAGTCTCGGCAGAAAGTCCCGTAGACAAACTAGTTTCTGCTGTTGTAGCCCTAGAGACCTCGGAAACAATGCTAGATGTTAGAGTGCTCTCTGCGACAACAGCTCTAGAGGTCTCTGTGGAGAGTCCAGTGGAAAGAGCGGTCTCTGCAGCGGTAGCCCTAGAGACCTCGGAAACAATGCTGGATGTTAGAGTGCTCTCTGCGACAACAGCTCTAGAGGTCTCTGTGGAGAGTCCAGTGGAAAGAGCGGTCTCTGCAGCGGTAGCTCTAGAGGTCTCGGTAGAGAGTCCAGTGGAAAGAGCGGTCTCTGCAGCGGTAGCCCTAGAGACCTCGGAAACAATGCTGGATGTTAGTGTGCTTTCTGCCGATTTAGCCCTAGAGAC